CTGGTTTTTAACCTTGTCCAGCATTTTGGCCATAAGCTTTGCGCGGGACAGGGTTACGCTGTGAACGTCGATATAGCTGACGTCGATAATGTTGAACTTTCCGTCGTACTCGCTGACATATCCGTCAAGGCAAAGCCCGTCTAGCTCACGTTCGTCTGACCAATCGCTGCCGGATGGATTGGTGGGGAACGCAAATCCCTTGCCGCGGATCATGGCGTTTACGCGAATTGTCGTGGTCCCGTAGGACTCTTTCAGGTTTATCATCAGGCCGACAGTGTTGCCGTCGTACTTTTCAGCCTTGGCCATCGGGTTTGCTTTCTCGGTTGGGTTGGGGGTGTGGTTGGACTCGCAGAATTACTCGGCAACGGGCCAATCGGGATCGGGGAGGATGCAGGCGGCTTTGAAAGCCTTGGGTTTCATCATGGGTTTCGCGCGGATCAAAGCCTCCCGGGCCTCGTCCATGGTGGCGAACCTGTCCGCACGTTGCAGGGAACCTGCCCACGTCTTGCCGCGAAGGAACCACGACATGGGGTCGTCAGGATTCCCCGTGCTGCAAACGATGAACGGTCGCGCGGTCGGGCGAGATGGCGGCTTAGTCGGATCGTCTGTCATGGGGTGGGCTTTCCCTGGGTTTGGGGTGGTGCGTCGGTCCGGAAGGTATACTTAGTATACCCTCGGGACGCAATAGGGGTGTGGGGATTTCTTTAGGCTTTGGCTTCGGATTTCTTCCGCTTGCCTCGGAATATCATCCCCGGGCCGGCGGTTCGGCCGGTGTAGGTCGCGCCGTCAACCGTCGCAATCGCCTGCGACATGGTGTCGCTGTATAGGCAATTTCTAAGCGGCCACGTCGCGGTTATCGTGATCTTTCCGATTATGTTCCCGTGCCAATCGGTCAGGTTGTAGCGGTTGTGACAAAGCTTGGCCCCAACGTAGGCGATGCAATGGTCTGGCGTGATCTGAGCTCCGCCGGATTCGAAGGTGTTTCCGTTGGGGCCGGTTATGGTGCAGTTGGTTTCGATGAACGGGAGCGGGGCGGCTTCGGTTGCAGTCGTGATCTCGGCCATGATGTCAGCCCCCGATGAACGAAGTTAGGGCCAAAAAGAGAAGGATGGTTGCCGCACCTGCCGCGGCTTGCAGGGTGGCCCGGGTTGCGTCGGTCACGTTACGCAACCTTGTGCGCAACGTAGTCGATTACTTCGACTCCGGAGTAGGACGAATGGTGCAGCGTGCCTTGCCATGTGAAGTAGGACTCGCCTTCCGTGCTGACGATGTGGAGTCCCTCGGCCTCAAGGTAGGCGCAAAATTCGTCGTAGTCGGCCTTGTCGGTTGCGTCGTTGTCGTAGTCAAAGCCGGACTCGTCGCCATTGATAAGAGCGCAAGCCCAATAGACGGGGGCCGTGATCGTCTCAACCTGTATGGCCATTTCAGATCACCATGCCGAACAAGGTCACGACGCTTTCGCCGGTCACGAGGGCGGTTGCCATTGCGGCTGTCGTCGCGGACACCGCAAACGCCGCGACTGCACCGGTTGCCGCCTGGGTGACGCTCGCGACGGCGCGGCCAAACTTGCGCCAGACGCTGACAGTCGCGGGCTTGGCGGTTGCCGGCGCGGCGGGCTCGGCGACAGGAGCGGGAGCGGCGGGGAGCTCGGCGGGGAGCTCAGCGGGAGCGGTCGCCGCGGGCTTGCGGCTTACGCGGATGTTCGTGCAACCATGGTCCGAAAGCATTCCGGAAATAGCGGCTTCAGGTGTGGCGTAATCCTTTGAGCAACCATACACCGCCATGAAAGCCGAGTACTTTCCGTCGCGGCATGAAACCCGGGCCGTTGCATCCGTCGCGGCGTACTTCGCGACAGTGTGGTTAGCGTTCACGATGAACGTTTCGTCCGGAACGTAAGCCGAAACCGGGGGGAGCTCGGCGGGGGCGGCTTCGATCGCCTTCCATCCGCCACTTCGCATCCAACCGAAACCATCGCGGAAAGCCTCGGCGATTGCGGCACGAAGGGCCAGCTTGTGATCTTCGCGGATCGTGCGGAAAGCTGCGCCGGAGCGGACCCGGAGCTCCGTCGTGATCGTGCCATCCTGATAACCGGTCACGGTCGCGAAGTAGACCTTGCCGCTGTCGGAAATTGCTGCGGTCTGCGCCGAAATGCGACGATCGGAACCATCCGCAATTTTGGTCGCCGCTTCGAAGGTAATCAGGGTGGACATCGGCTTGTCTTTCTCTGTTGCTGGTTAATCGGGTAGTGGCATTGGTATACCGTGTATACTCGGTATACCGTTAATCACAAACCCGTGATATCGGGGAGGGCGAGGCGGGCGGGCTCGGGCAGGGGGCGGGCTCGGCCGGGCTCGGGCGGCACCGTAAGAGAAAGGACGGGCCGGGACGGGACGGGGAGCTCAGCGGGCCGATCCCGCGCGTTGCCATGCAACCACACGCTACACGGGAAATGTACTCGGGTTGTTCGCTTCGTGTATAATGTGTGGAATTCGGTTTCCGGTATTATGGAAAGTCAGGTAGGTTTTTTCCCGGGCCGAAAATCTGAAAGGCGTTGCGGTTGTCTACTCCTGCGAAACTCTCCCCGACCGATCCACCGAAACAGCGTCGCGGGCGACCACCGGGCCGTGAGAACGCTACGACCGTGTACATCCGGGATATGTGCAAGCAACTCGACTTTGACCCGTTCCGTTGCATGGTTATGATCGCACAGAACCTGGAACATCCCGTTAAGGTTCGGGCGCTCTGTGCAATAGAGATAGCCCGGTATCTTGCGCCTTATTACAAGGATACTGACGCAGCGCGATCGGTTCCGCCTGACAACTCGGGAGTAACCAACGTGTTCGTCTCAGTTGATGACAGGCTGGCGCAATGGCAGGCTCTGAAAGCAAAGCGGGATGGCGCCACGGTCCCCACGATTGAGGGGAGCGCCGATCCCACAACCTGATGGGGCTGTGCACAAGGTGCACCTTTTGCAACAAGCGGCGCGCCTAGCAACATCAAAGGGTTAGCCGTTGCAAAAGGGGTGTGCGGAATAGCAGGAGCGGGACGGGCGGGCACTCGGCCGGGCCGGTCCGGGCTCTGCCTCCCCGACTGCGGAGCGACGAGGGCGATCAAGGCAGGGGAGGCTCAGCCGTGATATTCAGGCTTATCGCGGGTGAGCACAGCGAAGGTTGACGGTCGCCGCGCTCGCTCGCCTGCAAGTTGGCTTGCCTATTGGCGAAACCGCGACAGGCCCCCCCCCACCTTTCCTTCCACCGCGGTCCCATCGTGGAGCGGGCGCTACACTCCCTCGGGACGTGAGGCGCCGCGGCCAGATCGCCGCCATGACGCACCTGTCGGGTTGGGCTACCAATCCTCGTCAGGCACTCTTCCCAGCACCACAGGTGCTGCCCCGGGGCTGAGCTCGGCCAAAAAGAAGGCCCGGCAGTCTGACCTCATGGCCCGCCGAAGCCCCCGCGGCACGTCATCCGCCGCCAGCAGACCGACGAAGCTCCGCCCCTGGTCATAGATCATCCAAGGCCCGGCCGGATCGCTCAGCGGGCGTTGAATCTTGACCACGATCGGCTTTTGGCCCGCCTGCCCACCCTGATTTCCCATCCGCCATCCCCCAAAAATCCCAGCGCCGCCGCCATTTTTTCAGCGTTTTCGTTCCGACACATCCACGAACATGTTACACTTTGCCTAACACTCCCTTCTATCACTCCCGGAAAACACCTATAACCCTTTGATGTTACTACCTCTTATTCCCCATAAGTGTCTAAGTGATAGAAGTGATAGGGTATGGAGGAAGGAACGGAACTGGCAGAGGGGTGCAGGAAGCGCCCACCGGGTGTGCGCAACCACAAAAGTATACGGAATATACAAACACGAAATACCAGTTCGGGACATTTATGGAAGTTGCCCACCACTATCACTCTATCACTTCCTCGTGTCGGTATCGTTAGAACACGTCCTGCGACTCCAAAGACTTAGCGGACCATTTCCAGCCCTTCGGAGAGTGATAGCGGGGCCGCCCGTCGAGCAAAGGTCCTTTGGTCCAGCCCAGGCGGCGGAGGATTTTGACGATCCGGTTGCTGTCGGCGCGGGTGTGTCGCGACAGTTCAAGCCCGAGGCATTCGGCGCCGATGGCCTGGATCGTGACCTGGGTTGACGGCGGGATGTCGCTAAGCCATTGGTTGATAACGCTTTCCCAGGCGTCTTCGCAAAACCGGCCCGCCTGTTGGGGCGCGATGTGCTCGGCTTCGAACTCGCGGGTTGGATACCAGTGGTCGCCGAGCCGGTATCGGGCGAGCGCCTCGGCGAAGAGTTGTTCCCGGTCGCGGCGGAGCCCGGAGAGGTCGATGATGCCGCACAGGATTGGCCAGTACCGCCGCGCGCCCGTCTCGTCGTGCAGGTACGACTCTTTGTTGGTGGTTCCAACGAACACGCATTGTCGTGGGGCGATGATATCTCGCCGGGCATATGGCGGCCGGTAGCGTTCTTCCCGGCGAGACAGAAAGCTCTTCAGAGATTCCGAATCCGCGTTGCTCATGGCCGACAATTCGGAAACTTCGATCAGCAGCTTGCCGGAAAGGTGTTGACTCAAATCCTTTCCACCATGTCGAATGTCCGGAAGAGAGTCAGAGAAATAGTCTCGTGTTGCCAGGATTTCGCACAGCGTGCTTTTGGCCGCTCCCTGCGGCCCCTCAATCACCACCATGTTGTCAACTTTGCACCCCGGCTCATATATCCGCGCCACCATCGACAGGAGGAACATCTTGCCGACGCCGCGCGAATACGGCGTCGAGACAACGCCGGCATAGGTTGAAAGCCAATCGTCAAGCCGCGGAACGCCGTCCCACACCAACCCGTCGAGCCAATCACGAACCGGGTGAAACTTGTTGGCCGCGGCATGGACTTCCACGGCTTGGTGGCAAACGTCCTGGCCGATCGTCGGCATGGCGTTGATTTGGAGCCATTCTTGAATGGCCCCGATGTCGATATCTGTAATCGGCCGGATGACAAAGGGTTTGGGCTCAAAGCGTGCGCGGTACGGAAGGGGCCGCAGGAGCACGGTGCAGCGCTGCATGTCGTCAAAGCCTATGCGGCCTTTGAGAGACGGAGCGGAACGTAAAGCAATCAGCACGTTTGAAAGTGAGTTGCGGGGACCTTCGCGTGTGGTTGCCAGGAGCGAGGTCCAGTGCACCGGCCCGGCGGGTACTGCGGTGTTGTCCACCACGAGCTCCGGGCGGGGCCATTCCGGTTCGTCGGTCATGTGCGGAGGGGAAGCTGGAGGATCAGCCGCGGCGGGCACCCCGGAAGGCCGAAGAGATGGTTGCCCGGGACTCGGGGATCGACATGCCGGCTTGCGCTCCGGCGCGCATCAGGCCGTCGCAGGCTTCCGACTCTGAGAGCTCCCCGGCGTTGACGCGGAGAGCAAGTATAAAGGCCCACCTGTTTAGACATGCGTTTCGTGTCCCTTGTTGAGCGCGAGAAATCGCAGTCAGTGCTCGGGACATTATTAAGTCCGCGGCAGGGCTGGACTTCGTTTTGTCGCGGTCAACATAGGGCTGTGCTGGTGGTGGCGCGAGAAGAGACGACAACCAAGGCGGGCAGTCTGGTGGGGATACTTCCCAGGGGGGTGTCAACCAGATGTAGGGCTTGCGGGTCCTGTGGTGACTAGATGGCGGAATTGTGACGGTAAGGCGACCGCGCCTGGGGTCAATGCCGGGGAGGGGGCAACCGGCATCCCCCCGGATCACTTCCCCGTTATAACGAAAGAAAATAACCAATCCACCGCCGCCCGTTCTAATTGTTGGACGTCGCGGTAGAATACCATGTATACTCACGAGCGAAGCCATGGCGGCAATACCGTCGTGTTTATGCTCGCCACCCGGCACGTCCAAATCCAAAGCAAAGATGCCGGACCCCTCCATCCGCACACGCCAGTTGCAGCCCGGGAATTCTCGGCTCCATTTACCGAGTATATCAAGATCAGATGTACTCTGATCGTTAGCGCCTATGAAGCAAGAGGCGCGAGAACCCGAGTAGCAAGGGTGGATTTTCCATCCAAGTAGCGCGAGATTTTCAACGCAGGTCGGAAGCTTCATTATTCTTTCCCCCAAAGAGGAAATCTGTTTAGTGTAAAACCACCGTGAGGATTAAGGAGAAAGACGTTGCAAGTTCAAACGAAGGACGAGACAGGACCCGAGGGGTCAAGCGCTCCGCAAAGCGTAAACTTGTTTGCTGGCCGCTCTATCAAGGCGCGAGAACCCGAGCGTTCGGGGGTGTTCGTGCCAGGACCGGATACCCTTGCCGCCTGGGACCAGGGTGTTGCGATCAGCGACGACGATCTGGCCGCCATTGAAGTGTTCTTTGGTTGGATGGTGGGCGCTTGTGAGGCGCTTGGTGAGCGCTACGCGATGGCGACCACGGCATTCCGCACAGAGCACGACCGGGCGACGCGGATGCAGGGGTATCGCAGCACCCGATAGGGGGCGCCGGGGAGGCGGAGGGAGGCGGAGAGATGCAGCACGTTGACGACATCAACGACCCGGCGGCGCGCGGCCTTGCTGCCGAGTTTCAGGCGTACGTGGAGGGTGTGGAGGCGTCGGCCAGGGTTGCCGAGGCGGCGATTTGCGAGGCCGGCGGGAACGGCAAGGAAGCCTCCCGAATGGGCAGGCGCATTGCCGAAGCCATCCGCGACCTGAAGCTACAGCTTCCCCGATGAACGCGGCGCCGAAGACGTGGGCGAAGGCGGAGGTTGTCGCGCTGATGCTGCAATCCATCCGCGATGTCGGCTTGCAATGCGCGCAGCTAGGACAGTCTTACAAAATAGACGATGCGATTGAACAGGTTTACGACGATCTAAACGAGCTCGGCCTGATCGAGCACACGCCATGAGCTCGGCCATCGAAGCGATCTGTCACCATGTGGACGCCTGGGTTGCGATTTTGGAGAACCGGCTTGCGTTGCTGTCGGATCAGCATCCCGACCCTGACGGCACGGTCAGCGCCGAACGCAGCTACGTGCAGCACGAGCTTGACGCCATGCGCGCCCACATGGCCGAGCTTTTGAGCGACAGCCCGCCGGAGCCCGGCGCCCGGCCGTACCGTAGACTCGCGGAATCCGGGTTTTTCTTTTTGGCCCATATCCTCCGGGCGCACTGCTTCCGGCGGCCCAACCACGCTTTTGACATGGAGGCTTTCGCGCCCGAGGCGCGGGAGTTTTTGAGTGAGCCGGGCAAGCGCCTGTACGACGCCTGCGCGGCGATGGCCGCCTGCGAAAGACGCAACACCGAAACGGGGATCATGCAATGAGCGAAGCGACAGCAAGTTACAAACGCGAGGCCAAGCTTGAGGCGGCGATTCGCGCGATCATGGTCGGCGGCAACCATCTCGTTGGCCTGATCGGCGCAGATCATCCGAGCTACCGGGCGAGTTACGCCGAGGCGCTTCGGCACTACGGCCAGGACCGGCAGGGCGAGTACGATGCGTGGTGTTGCTGGCGCTCGATCATGCAGGCCCGGGAGTTCCTTGGGGAAAAGGACGCGCCCGCTCAGCCGCCGCAGCGTCGGGAAAATTCGGCGTGTTGAGTGGTGCCCGAGCGGCGCGGGTGAGCCGGCAGAAGGAAAATCCGTGAGGAACCTTCGCAGGTTGGACCAACACCGCCTTGTCGGTCCGGGTGTCGTCAAGATTTTCGGCGGCGAGGGAGACGAAACCTGCGGGGTGTTCGCTGTGCCGTCTCCAATCGACGGCGCCAGGATGCACGTCATCGCGTCGTCAGAGCTCGGATGGGATCATGTCTCTGTCAGCCGGAAGAACCGGTGCCCGAACTGGCAGGAGATGGAGCACGTCAAGAAACTGTTTTTCGAAGATGGCGAAACAGCCATGCAGCTTCATGTTCCGGTCGAGGATCACCTGAGTCACCACCCGTACACGCTGCACATCTGGCGTCCCAACGACGGGCGCGAAATCCCGATGCCCCCGCCGATCATGGTAGCGCTGCCAAATGTCGCCTGAAGGCGTCGGCCGAGCGGCGTGCCCGTTTTGCGGAACCGTGCCAGCCGATCTTGATTCGGTCGGAACCGACGAATCGGGAAAATGGGGCTTTGTGGAGTGTGGGTGCGGAGCTCGCGGCCCGGATGTCAGGACCGGATACCAGCCCGCTCCGGCATGGGCTCCGGCCGCTTTCGCAGAATGGAACAAGCGGGCAAGCACCAATGCCTGATCCGACAACCACCGCCGCCGCCGACGCCGAGCCGTGGCCTATCGAGAAATCGCCGGAGGAAACGCTGCGGTGGATCATCCGAAATTGCGCGCGGCCAGCCGGCCGGGCTCGGATCGGCGCTGTCCCGCGATGGTCTATCGTGTCGAACCTGACATCAAACGGCTCGACCTATTCGGCGCGGCTGTGCGCCTGGGCCGGGCTCGACCCAAACGAGATTGTGGTGAGGCGGAAATGACGAACCACAATCCCGCCACGACCATCCGAACGGCAGATGATCTCCGCAAGCGAATGCTCGCAGGGGAAATCCTGCACTCGTTCATCCCGCCCGGCAGTCGTCGCCACGCATGGCGGCTAGAGCCGTCGCAGGCGCACGTTGCACATGAGGCCGTTGCCGATCTGCGGCGCGAGGTTCCGACCACAACCACCTTGGAAGTGGCATGACAAAAACACCGACCCCCTCCCCGCAGACCACCGTTTCCCGGAAATAGACCCATAGCCCATGGCGCTTGACCTTCCAGACACCGTTGAAGAGAGCCTAGAATTCTATCGGCACGTCGAGAAAGACGGTCCGCCAGCGGTCGCGCAGCTTGGGCGAAAGGACCTGTTTTACCTTTTGGCCATCCTGCTAAGACGCCCGGATGTCATGCACCCGTGGCTGTTCAAGAGATGCCGCGAGGTTCAAGAAAGTCCAGACAACCACATCGACCTATGGAGCCGCGACCACTACAAGAGCTCGATAATTACGTTTGCTTTGACAATACAGAACATCCTCACCAACCCCGAGATCACGGTTGGGATTTTCTCGCACACCAGACCGATAGCAAAATCCTTTTTGGTCCAGATCAAGCGGGAGTTCGAAGATAACGAGCACCTGAAGGCTCTTTACCCCGACGTGCTTTGGGCAAGCCCCATGAAGGACAGCCCCCGGTGGTCGGATGATATCGGGATCATCGTCAGGCGCGCGACGAACCCCAAGGAAAGCACGGTAGAAGCCTGGGGTCTGGTAGACGGGCAACCGACCGGAAAGCACTATTCGCACATGATTTACGATGACGTGGTGACGCGGGAGAGTGTCAGCACGCCGGAACAGGTCCAGAAGACGACAGCAGCTTTCGAGTTGAGCGACAACCTGGGAACCCAGGAAGGCGTGCGCCGGATCATCGGCACGAGATACAGTCTGCACGACACGTACGCGACCATTCTCGAAAGACAGGTGGCCGAGCCGAGGATTCACCCGGCAACGCACAACGGAAGATTCAACGGCAAGCCCGTGTTCTTCAGCCAAGAGCTTTGGGAACGAAAATTAAAGGTGCAGTCAAAGAAAATCCTGGCGGCCCAGCTTCTGCAAAATCCGATGGCCGACGAAGCCGCGACGTTCCAAGCGGCATGGCTTAAAAGCTACGAGGTTCGGCCGAGGCTCTTGAACGTCTACATCATGTGCGATCCCAGCCGGGGTAGGACATCCGGGTCCGACAACACGGCGATGGCGGTGGTCGGCGTCGGCAGCGGCGGCAGCAAGTTCCTTCTCGACGGCGCCTGTCACCGCATGACGCTCAGTCAGCGGTGGACGACTCTGCGGGAGCTCCGGCGCAAATGGTCCGCCAAGCCGGGCGTGCAGCATATCGAAGTCGGGTATGAACGCTTTGGCGCGCAGTCCGATGACGAGTATTTCCAAGAGCAAATGGCGAAAAACAAAGACTGGTTTCCGATCGAGGAACTTGCATGGCCGCGCGACGGCACAGAAAGCAAGAGAGAGCGTATCGAGCGCTTGGAGCCGGATTTCAGAAATGGGCGGTTCTATCTTCCGCTCCCGGTTCTGCGGGAAGGGAAGCCGTCAACATGGAAAATAAACAACGAGACTGAGGACGATCCCGACAACCCAGGGCGAAAGCTGCAAGGGATGAATTGGGGAAATCTGGAATATCGCAACGTGACCGGTGCAACCCGGGCGCAGATCGAAGCGATAGAGGGTGGATCGTCAGACCTGATAGCTCGGGCGATCAAGGTCATGGACGAAGAGCGCCACGTCTACGATCTGACTGTATGGTTCATGGACGAATACATACAGTTTCCATTTGGTCGTTGGCGGGACATGCTTGACGCTGTAAGCAGGATTTACGACATGGAACCACGACCGCCGCAGCTTACATCCAAAAGCGCAAGCGAGCCTCCGCTATTCTTTGACAGCTAACCAGCACGGGAGATCAGTATGAGCGACACCGAAGGCACACCCGACGTTCCCGCCCCGGCGCCGGACCGTCCGCCGCAATACCCGTTCACGCCGCCAGTCGAGGGGACCGGTGAGCACCCATTGCCTGCCGGAGATGACACCCCGCCGGAAGATGGCGATGACGACAGCGAAGAGGGCGAAGAGGAAGAGGACGAAGAGACACCTGAAGCTCCGGCGCCCTCGCCGTAGTGAGCAAAACATGAGCGCGGCGCAAATTCGGAACTTCTCCGCGCTTTCGTACGCGCTCGGTTTTACCCTTTGGCGGTATCAAGCTGTTGACCACAGAGTAAAAGAAATGCTTGATGTGTCCTACTTCGATGATGCCAAAAACATGCTTCAGAAAGGGGACATGATTTTGGCCGGAGGATCGGACGGAGACGGAATATTTGTCGTGCAGGACATCAACAGTCGGCGAAAGCCGATCGTGCGCGTGTCGTGCATCTCGCTGGCCACCCTCTATCCTCCGCCGGCACAGGCGGTTGTCTGACGAGCCCGACGACGGGACAGAAGCTGCCGCTCCGCCGGAGCGTGCTGACGACGCTGCCGTGTTCCACGGCCATCTTTTCCAAAAAGAGGATGGCACCTGGGAGGGCGAATTGAGGGACCAATGGGGATGGGCGATTCCGATCACAGCAACCCGAGACAAAACTTGGGGAAACAACCCTGCCCGCGTGATCCTCCGCGGCTTCTTGCCGGTGGATCGGCGAAGTGAGCGCATTCGGGATTGAGCTTCGGTTTCACTGCGATTTTTGCGACAGCCGCGTCATCGTGGCGTGTCGCCCGGGGAGTGACGGCGAACGCCCGTGCGCGTGGTGCCGGGACCACTGGCCATGGCTGGCAACAGAGGACAAAGAAAATGCCGCGGTATCGGCCGACTGACGAAGACAGGGAGATTTCTGCAAAGCAGATGGCGAAGCGGAAAAAAGCTGGTGTGAGCTATCGGACCCTGGCGGCGGAGCACGGGACAAGCAAGAGCTCGGCGCACCGTGCCGTCAAGGGCGATACGGAGCCGATGCGTCAGGGCTTCAACAGGCTTGGTAGCGCAAAGTAGAAATATACATTCCAAGCTTTCTGCAAAATAACCTGCGAAATATTTGTACAACATGATAGCGTGCCCCAAGAACGAGGGGGCGCGCTATGTCGTTTTCGTCTGGTGCAACCGGCAGCGTTGGGCAGGGCTCCGGGAGCCTCGTTGCTCCCGACTTCGGAAAGTGGAAGAGCCCGGGGGGATCAGCGTCGGCCGCGCTTGACACGCCCGGCGGCCCGCAACCGGCCGCGGGCTCCGGGGTGAGCTCGACCAGCACAAACAACAACGCCGGCCCGATGTCGGGCGGAAGCTCTGGCCCCCCTATCCTGCCGGTGCTGCCCTGGCGGCACGCGCCGGGCGGGCAAAACGCGGTCGGGGGCGGACCACCGCCCCAGGCGGGGGGAGCGGCGGCAGGCGCCGCTTTGTCCCCGCAAGCAACTGCAAACCTTGGACAATTTGCGCAGATGGTGGGCGGCGGCGGCGGGGCCGGCGCGATCAGCGGCGCGCAGATCGCAGCGATGTTGGCCGGGCAGGCACCGGGCGCCGCGTCGACTCAGCCGACGCAGGCCCAGGTGGTCGCCGCGCTGCAAGGCGGGCAGGCAACGCCGGCCGCGTCCGGCCCGGCCGGGCCGGGCTCGGCCGCTCAGCCGCCCGGCGTCCAAATGACCCCGCAACAACTTTACGCAATCGCACAGATTTTGGGCGGCCAGGGGCAGCAACCCGGCGCTGCCGCGGTGGCCCCGACCATGCTCCGGCCTTCCGCGGCGGTCGCGCCGGCAGCGACGCCGCGACCGTCCGCGCAATGATCGCCGGGAGGTAAGCGATGTCCGGTACGCAGGGCCAGGACGCGGACGGCAACCTCGCCGAATTCCTCCGGATGCTCAGCCCCGCGCCGCCGCAACCGACTCCCGGCTCGACCGGGCCGAGCTCGGCCGCGCCCGGCGGCAGCTTGCTCGGCGACGCTTGGCGCGATCTGAATGCCCGCCCCGGGCAAAGCCCGCTCGGCCAGCGGAACCCGCTTATTGACAACCCGGTGGGCACTCAGAGCCTGAGCGAGCAAAGCTTGGCCAACCCCGCCCCGGGCGGATTCTCGCCCGTCGTCGGGGAGCTCGGCGGCGTGCCGGCGACGCAACGCACTCTTGATTCCTGGCACCAGGGCCAGTTGGCCGCGCTCAACTTCTCTCCGGCCAACATCATGGCCGGGCCGAACGCCCTCACGGCCAACATGGGCAAACTCACCCGCGCCGCTGATCTTGAGAAAGCCGGAGCGACGCCGCACGACATATGGCAGCAGACTCAGTGGTTCCGTGGTGCCGATGGCGGATGGAGATTCGAAATTCCGGATACTGATGCGAAGATTTCTGCAAAAATTCCAAGGTTGTCTTCCACATCGCCAGACCAGAACGCGCAGCCTTTCATTTCCGCTACCGGACTTTCAGGAAAAACGCTCGGTCAGGTTGTCCTTCATCCAAATCTTTACGCAGCATATCCAGACCTAGCAAAAACACCAATGCAAACCGTTGGAGGACAAGAGGCGGCGGCCGGGCTTCGTGGGGCCATTTATCCGGACGGCTCTTTGGGACTCGCGACGGCACGTCAGGATGAGGCTATTTCTACAGCATTGCATGAGATACAGCATAAAATTCAGGACAAAGAAGGATTTGCACGCGGAGGAATGCCGCATGAATTCTATCCTCCGGGTCACGAAGATTATTACAATGCGTTAAAAAACACAGTAAACAATTTCGAAACAGATTACTTACGACAGCGCGGGCTTGATCCAATTTCTGTAAGGATAGCCCTCGAATATCAAGGGACTCCGCAGCTTACAGACTATTTGAAAAACGTATTAGACGAAGCCCGAAAGGCTGTCGGATCGGACCAGTTGACATGGCATTCTGAAAACCTTGTCAGATTAGGTAAATTGCAGGGAATTACAGATAATGCTTTCCAAAAATACAGATCGCTCATGGGAGAAACGGAATCAAGAAACGTACAGCGCCGCTTAGCCAATGACGACTATTCAGTCTTTCCAAGGTCCACAGAGAGCATTCCGGAAGAACAGCAAATTGCCGCCTTCCAAGGGAAGCCGGTTCCGAGAATTGGAGGTCCGTAGTGTCAGATACAGAAGGCGCTCCGGCGCAAAATCCTGTTGTCGGACAAAACCTAGCTCAGTTCCTAAACCTGTCGCAGAGCGGCCTACCGTTCGAATGGCCGGAGCGGAATTCCTCTCTTCTTGGCCCCAGGAACCGCTTTATCGACAACCCGGTGGGCACTCAGAGCCTGAGCGAGCAAAGCCTGACGAATCCCGCTCCGGGCGGATTTTCGCCCGTCATTGGCGATCTTGGCGGCGTGCCGGCGACAGGACCACAGATTGACAGGTTTTGGAGCCTTGCGTCAGAAGCCGCCGGAGCCAGCCCGATCACGGCGTATCACGGCACGCCACATCTCTTCAGCGCTTTGGACAAAACCAAGATCGGAACAGGAGAAGGCGCGCAGGCTTACGGATATGGCCACTATAGCGCCGGAAATGAGGACATCGCGAGGGGATACCGAGACAAGCTGTCGCGTGGCGCAGACACTGCGTTTGCAGACTCGGCGGGGAACGTAGTCGGGCCTTGGCCTCCTGACATGACAACGCCTCAAGGTTGGGCTTTAGATTTTCTTAATACATACAAAGGTGACTATAATATTGCGTCATCTCGTTTGTCCGATTCTATAGCCGAAGCGCAGAAATACATACGTTCAATGTCTGGTTCTCCAAGCGCGCAACGCCTGATCGCTGAAATGCCTCTGAAGCAAGGCGCGATTGACGAACTGGCAAGAATGGAAGCGGCCGGCGTGAAGAGAAAGCCGCCGGGAAACATGTACGAAATGCGGCTTAACGTTGAGCCGCATCAGATGCTTGATTGGGACACGCCTCTTGCCGAGCACCATCCGGAAGTACATGAAGCTTTGAAGCGTGCTGGCGTTCTGCCGGCCGACAATCCGTATCTGTGGCGCGAAATTCACGATCCAGGCGTGCCGGGTGAGATCGGGCATGAACTTTATCACCGCGACGATCCGAGCAACGGTCTGGCAAGGCTTGGGGTCAAAATGCAGAAGATGCGGGATGGAACGACGATCCCGGCCGGTGACGCGGTGTTTGTCAACGGAAAGTCGATAGGAAGCGCATCTAGCGTCAACGAGATGAAGAGGATGGCTGAAGAGCGCGTTGTTCCGTGGGAAATTCGCAGTGGAATGGACAGGATTCGGGATACCGGAGAGCTAACATATAGGAACTTGGTTAGCAGACTCGATAACGAAGCCCATGCGAACGGCTATCCACCCCCAGGTTGGAACCCACACGCCGCCGCCGCTGAGAGACTTCGGGATGCCGGAATTCCAGGTATCCAATACTACGACGGATCAAGCCGAGCGGCGGCACGATCGCTCAAGCGCGACATCGCGAGACAGCAAGCCACGGTTGACAACTACACCGGGAAGATTGCTGATATACAAAGGCAGATTGACAATCCTCCATATGGAGCTCAACCGGCATATGTCAGCAACCGGCAGGGGCAGATTGCTTCACTTCAAGCTACTTTGGAAAGCCAACAAGCTTACCTCGCGCAACTGAAATCCCCAAACTACCTAAGCCGCAATTACGTCATGTTCCCTGGAAATGAGCACTTGGTTGACATCCTCCGGCGCTACGCCGTTCCGGGGATGGTTGGCGCGGGAGCCGGAGCCGCGGCGGGCGGAACGCAACAGCAATAGGAGAAGCGACATGGGCAAATGCAAACCCGTCAAAAAGGGCAAGGATGACAAGAAGTAATGGCAAAATCGTCAGGCGGAAGCTTCCGAGCTCCGCACTTGCCAAAGCCGGCGCCGATCAAGTCAGGCTCCGCCGGGCACGCCGGGGCACCGGTCGGATCGTCTGCCCACAAGGCGGCGCACGCCGGGTTCCGATCCAAGCTTGAGGAGATCGAGACAGATCGCGGCAGCTTCAGCTTCAAGAAAAACCGCGGAGGAAGAGACTGATGCCAAACACGATACAGCCACCACCGACCCGCATTCTCAGTTTTCAACAAATGGTGACTGAGGCAGACCCCAACTGGTCCAAGGATAGACTGAAGTCAGTTGCTTACGAAATGAGCAACGGACGGCAGTTTTTCTTCAACAATCAAACCTACACGACGACATCGACATGATGGAAATAGATGTCCAATCCGAAGGCCCAACCGCGATGGCCGACGAAGATGCCTGCCGGGCGGTCGGGGAGGATTTGCAGCAGGCGTACCCCGGATATCCATGGATGGTCGGGTGCGACCACACCGCCGGGCGACTCGTGATTGACATTGCCCTGAAAAAGCCGTTCGGACTCGAAAACTACGCGTACGCTCTGCATCTCGCGACGGTGTTTGGCCCCGGAGGACAGGCCCGGGTTCGGCGAGCCGGCGGGGAGCTCTTGGAGCGCTTCGGGCTGCGCCGCGGGCACGCCGCACCAGACCATCGGCAGGAAGCCGCTTCCAACGGCCTGGACATTCACGAAGCGCTGTATCCCAAGAAAGGTCACACCACCTGATGCCGAGCTCCCGGCTCACGCCGCCATCAAACCAAGACGGCCGACACGGGCTGTCGTCGGCCGCCGCCTCGCGGTTTGACGCAGACGACGGCGGCGAAGAGCCCGGGATTCTCGACGCGGACACCGCGCGGAAGCTGGCAACCGACTGTTACGAGGCGTCAACCGATTGGCTCAACTCCGGGCGCCGGGCGGCTTGGAACAACAGCCTGAGAGCTTTTCAGAGCCTCCATCCGAGCGGCAGCAAGTACAACAGCCGCGAGTACGGATATCGCAGCACCATGTACCGCCCGATCTCCAGGATGATAATCCGCCGGGCGGAGATGCAGACGGCGCAGGCTTTTTTTTCGAATGAGGACGTTGTTTCTATCAGGGCGCAAGACGACAACGACAAGAATCAGTTGGCAAGCGCCGAAATCAACAAGGCGCTCCTGCAATACAGACTGACGCATTCGATTCCCTGGTTCCTGACGCTGATCGGTGCGCGGCAGGATTGCGAGATCATGGGGATTTGCTGTGCGAAAGCTTATTGGAAATACGAAGAGCAAGTAAGCCACACCGAAGATCGGCCGATTCTCGGTCCGGACGGTCTACCGCAGGCAGCGGAAGACGGCACGCTCCTGACGGAGCAAGTGGACATTATGAAGGCGATCCACGACAAGCCGGTGGTTGACCTCATAAGCCCCGAGAACATCCGATTTGAGCCGGGTTGCGACTGGCGCGATCCGGTTGGGTCAAGCCCGTACATCATTGAGTTAATGCCGATGTACATAGGCGACGTGTTGACAAAGATGGAAAGCGGCGAGTGGCATTCTGTCTCTGAGTCAGCGCTGCGCGCGGCATCCGATCGAGACGACGACCAGACCCGCCGAAGCCGAGAAAGCGGACGTGTCCCGGGGAAGGACAAGGATTCATGGAAGCCAAAGGATTATGACATTTGCTGGGTCCGCGCCAACATCATCAAATGGAATGGCCAGGACTGGCACTATTATACGCTGGCGGCATCGGGAGAAATCTTGACCGACCCTGTTCCGCTTCGTGATGTCTACTTGCACGGCGAGCGGCCGTATGTCATCGGCTTTACGATGATGGAGACGCATAAGACATACCCGAGCGGAAAGCTGGAAATGGTCCGCGATCTTCAGCGCGCCGCAAATGACATATGGAATATGCGGTACGACAACTTGAAACTCAATTTGAACCCGCGGCAATTCATTCGGACAGGTGTTGCGACTGAGATTTCCGACGTGCGCAGCTTCGCGCCCGGAAAAGTCGTTGTCGTGAACACCAAACCGTCTGAGGACATGCGGAACGCGATCCAGTGGGATCGCCCGCCACCGATGGACGAAGCCGCTGCCTATCAGGAGCAGGACCGCATAAATCTCGACACCGACCAACTGACAGGAGCGTTCACCAACTCGTCTGTCCAGGCATCGCAGCTTCAGCAGCAGAGCGCGACCGGAATGCACCTGATGTCCGGCGAGGCTTCCGGACTCAACGAATACGAGCTCCGGTGTTTCGCCGAAACATTCGTGGAAAAGCTTGTCAGGCTCTTGATGAAGCTTGAACAGGCGTACGAGGTTGACCCTGTTATTTTGGCCATTGCCGGGAAGAACAGCCAAATCTATCAGAAATACGGCATCAACGAGATCACCGACGCGCTGATTGAGGGGGAGCTTACCACGAAAGTCAACGTCGGCGTTGGCGCCAGCAACCCACAGATGCGCTTGAAAAACTTCATAGCTGGCGCCGACATCCTTGGCAAAATCTTTGGCCCAGCAGCGGCGACCGGTGCGAATTTTCCCGAAGTTGCGAAAGAGGTTTTCGGAATGCTCGGGTATTCCGACGGTTCCCGTTTTTTCAATCCGGAATTCGATCCCCGCGTGGAGATTTTGCAAAAGCAACTCGACAAGGCCAAGGGCGCCGGAGGGAAGGGCGGCCCGACCGACCAGGGCAAGATACAGTCAGCGCAAATCCAGGCCCAGGCGCATCTTCAGGCCGCCCAAACAAAGGCACAGGCCGACGTGCAGATGACGGCGATGGAAGCGCAAGCGAAGCAGCAACAGATGTCCGTGGACCAATGGAAAACGATGTTCAAGGGGGCCAGCGACAACGCGATGGTGGAGGCGCAGCTTGCGCACTCAGGACAGCAGCAAAGGATAGATCGCGGGCATGACGCGGCGATGCAACACAACGAGATAGTGCATCAAGCCGCGATCAAGGGGGTGGGGGACGATAACGGGAACGTATCGGCGCGAACCCCCACACAGGGGGTTGTGGCTGGCCCTCGGGCTACACAACCCCCTGCTTCTGAAGATTCGTCAATGTCGTCAGTCGTGCAAATTCTTGCCGCTCTTACGAGCGGGATACAGCAAGGAAATGCACAGTTGGCAGCAGCAATCACCGAAAACACGCGGCAGATGACTCAGGCTCTAGCTGCCGTCGTGCGGGAGACGAATGCTCCCGTCATGCAGTCGATGGCCCACCTTGCGCAGTCGCACGCCAATATGGCGTCGGCATTGAGCGCGAGGCGCCGCTTGATTCGCGGGCCGGACGGGAGAGCGGAGGGTGTGGAGATCGTTGACACGAGATGAAATACAGGAAAAAATAAATGGCCGGACTTTCGACGTATGCTCAACAAAAAATCTTGGATCATATGGTCGGAAAGGCATCGTGGACAATGCCGACCGCCTATGTGGCGGGCTACACTGCGGCCCCGAGCGATGCCGGCGGCGGCACGGAATGTTCGTATACCGGATATACACGCGCCACGACATCGGCGTCTGATTGGGGCTCGGCCAGCGGCACGACGGCGACCAACGCAGCCGTCATTGCGTTAGGCGGCTGCACAGCCGGCACAGCCACAATCACCCACTTTGGCGTCTTCGATGCGCTGAGCGGCGGGAACCTGATCGGTTGGGCGCCGCTTGGGGCATCGCTGATCGTAAATCCCGGCGTCACGCCTCAATTCGCAGTGGGTGCTCTTGTGAGAACGATTGACTGACATAGCGGGCGGTTAGGGGGCGCCCATGTCGATCGTCTTTCTGACCGCGGCCACGGGCACATGGGTTGTGCCAGTTGGTATCACGTCCCTCAAGCTAGAGGGGTGGGGCGCGGGCGGGTCGGGGGCCAAGGGGACCTCGCGCGCTTCGGGCGGCGGTGCGGGAGCTCACGCGGCTGTTCCGTCGATCACTGTTACGCCCGGCCAAACTGTCTACTACGCCACCGGCCAAGGTGGTGCTGCACGCACGACAGCCACCGCCGGCGCCGCTGGCGGCGACACCTGGGTCAACATCTCGACCAACGCGGCGCCGTCGAGCACCGCGCAAGGCATTCTTGCTAAGGGCGGCAGTGGCGGGAATGCGTCAACATCGACAGCCGCAGCAGCGGCGGGCGGCACGACTGCGGCCAGCATCGGCACGACCAAGTTCGCTGGTGGCAGCAGCGGCGCGGCCAGCACGACGGCGGGGGCGGCCACCGGTGGTGGTGGCGCGGCGTCACCAACCGCTGCGGGCTCGAATGCAGCGGGTGTCACCACCAACGTTGGCGGCGCGGGCGGCGCGGCAGGATCAGGCGGCGGCGCGGGCGGCACGGCAGGCGGATCGTCGGCAGCGGGCGGAACCCCTGCCAACAACATCAACGGTGGCGGCGGCGGTGGCGGGTCCAGCGCATCGGGCCTGAATGCCGGCAACGGTGCCATACCGGGCGGTGGCGGTGGCGGTTCGGCGACCGGAGGCAACAGCGGTGCCGGCGGCAGCGGCCTAATCAAAGTCACTTTCACGCCGACTTCCGGCCAAAACCTCGTCGCGGAGAGCGAAGACTTCGCTTCTGCATGGGGCGGGTGGAACAGCACGATCGCCAACAACGCAGTTTCCGGCCCGTCTGGCGCGGGCACGGGCTTGGCGTCGGACGCGATCCCAACGGCTGTGTCGGACACCCATTCGATATACCAGCATAATTTTTCCTACCCGACGCAGAATACGGCCTCCATGTTCGTGGAGGCGCACGGATTTACCAAAGGGCTAATTCAGCTTCACGACGATCCATATGTGATCGGCGCTTACTATAGTTTCGACCTTTCGGCAGGAACGATAGTATTCGATGGCGCGGATGTCATCGTAAACGGCGGATGTGGAATCGTTGATTTCGGCGGAGGGTGGTGGCGTATTTGGGCCGCAGTGGACACATCATCTGTTTTTGTTCCGCTGACTTACGAAATCGTGTTTCTGGACGCTTCGGGCAACCTCACGTTCACCGGTGACGGGACATCTGGCTTCTACGTCACCGGATGGATGGTGAATGACGGGCTCACGGTCGCCGACTACCAGCGCGTGCCAGCGCCCAGCGGCGATCTGTCGGGCACGATCTCCGCGACCTCGGGCTTCTCGGGAAACCTGACCGGCCTCGGTGCTCTTTCCGGCACGATCTCCGCCACGTCGGCCCTGTCTGGCACGCTGACCGACGCGACCCCGCCCAGCGGCGACCTGTCGGGCACGATCGCCGCCACGTCGGACTTCTCGGGAAACCTTTCTGGCCAAGGTGCGCTTGCCGGCACGATCTCCGGAACAGCGGCTTTCGCTGGTTCGATGAGCGCGCCCGCTGCTTTGTCGGGCACGATCGCAGCGACCTCGGCATTTGCTGGCAACCTTTCTGGCCAAGGTGCGCTTGCTGGCACGATCTCCGCGACCTCGGGCTTCTCGGGAAACCTGACCGGCCTCGGTGCTCTTTCCGGCGAAATCGCTGCGACCTCGGCATTTGCTGGATCAATGAGCGGCCTTGGTGGCAACGCCCTTTCCGGCACGATCTCCGCCACAAGTGCATTCTTTGGAATCCTGACTCCGTATTACTCGGGGCCGTCTGGCGGAGGCCCGGCCGATCGGCGCCTAAGTCGCCGCCAGCGCCGGAAACTCAACAAACAAAAGGCCGCCGCCGCTGCGGCGACGGCAGAAGCGCCCCCGACGCCGCCGCAAGTCGCCGCGGCGGTTGCGCCTCCGCAAACCGTATCGCTGCTTCCGGAAGTTTTTGAACTATATGTCGGTCATTTGCTTTTAGAAGGTATACAAAACTCCAATCCTATGGTTGAGTTTCCGACAGAAATAGGCGCAGCTTTGAGCCTGGCCATGAAGCAAGCGCGCGACGATGACGATGATGAAGCTATCGCTCTTCTGTTGGGGTTTTAGATGGAACTGTCGCAAGAGCAAATAGACGAGATCAAAGCGCGCGACGATCGTTTTCGTGCGGTTGACACTGCTTTGCAGCTTGCTTCAGAGCTAACAAAGGGAAGAGGGCTTGACATATTTGTTGAAGCTCTTTCGTCGGATGCTATCCGCGCCATGGAATTGTTCGCGGAAACAAGCCCAAGCGATTTGGAAGAAATTATGAAGCTGCAAGTTGTTGTTCGGACCTATATCCGATCTCGCGACATCTTCAACGCAGTGCTGGCGGTCGGGCGAAACGCGGAAGCGGACCTACGGGCCAATGACATGGAGGACTCCGAGTGACGACAGATATTGAAGTCCAAACGACGAACCAACTGACGCCGGACGAGCCGGGCGGCCCGATTGCGTCGCCGCCGCCGGCCCCACCCCCTGCGCCGGATGGGCAGGAAGACGAGGCGCGCGAGCGTGCCAGAAGCCCACGCGAAGACGCCATGATCCGGATCGCCGAGCGTCGGGCGGAGGCTTTGGCCCGCGAGATCGCGTACGGCGAATCGATCGGGCTCCCGTCCAACGAGGCGACCGACGACGAGCCGGCGGCGCGGCGCGAGGCGGGCGACCCGAACACGCCGCACGGCACGCCGGCCGAGCCCGCCCGCCCCCAGGCGGCGCCCGCGGCCCCGACCTCGGCGCCGCCGCCGGAAGCGCAGCAACCCCAGCTTTTCCCGTTCGATCCGGGCAACGGCAACACGATTCTGGTGACGGCTGACCAACTAGTACAGCTTGCCCGAGACGGCGCCGCGGCGCGGCTTGCGGTGCAGCAGTACCAGCAGCAGGGCCAGCAACCGGGGCAGCAACAGCCGTCCGCACAGCAGCAACAGGCTCTGGCGGCTCAGCAGCAGCAAGCGGCGATCGACCAGCAGCGCAGCGCTGAGTACTTCCGCCGGCTCACGTTCGGCGACGCCGAAGAGGGCGGCCGGGCGCTGCAAGAGTTTGCGGGGGACCTGCTTGCCCGGTCGCGACAGTTGGCCCCCGACCCGCGCCAGATCGCGCAATTTGCGACGCAACAAGCAATGCAGGCGATAAACCTAGAGCGTAATCTAAATACGCTGGCGTCCGAATACACCGACATCTTCGAAGATCGCGGTCTATCACAGTTGGCCGCCATAAAAGTTGGTGAGCTCCGCCAGCAGTATGCTATGCAAGGCGTTCAAAGAGGGGATTTGGACCTCTACCGCGACGCTTGCTCCGTGGTCCGCAAGACGATCCAGCGCGGACAGGAGCCGGCGAACGGCAAGGCGCCCCCGGCAGACACCGCCTCTCAGGCGGCGCCCGCTGTCGCGGATAACACGCGAAAGTTGGAGCGCAAGCGAGCGGCCCCGGCTCAACCAACGGCAGTAAGCCGTGTTGCGTCCGACGAAAGCGCAAAGCCCTGGGAAGGGAATCGAAGCGCAGTAGTCGATCGGATGAGGGCGCTACGCGGCCAGCCAAGCATGAGGTAATTTTCGTAATGGCCGGACAACTCTGGTCGGTGAACACGCTCGGCGGGTTTATGTACTCGCTTGAGCTTTCCGATCTTCTTCGAACCGCTGTGCAACCTCTTTGTAAGTATCGCCAGTTTTGCGATGCAAAAGATTTCACTGACAAAGGGCTTCACAAGGGCCAGTTGTTCACTTGGAACGTTTACAACGACGTTGCAACCGGCGGGACTTCACTCACCGAGACAACGACAATCCCGCTCACCAACTACACGATTGCTCAAGGCACCGGAACGGTATTCGAATACGGAAATAGTGTTCCGTATACCGAGTTGCTGGATAACTTGAGCAAGCATCCCGTTCAAGAGATCATCAACAAAGTTCTCAAGAACGATTGCAAAAAAGCGCTCGACGATCAGGCGTGGTCGCAGTTTTGGGCAACGCCCCTGAAGGCTGTTGGAACTGGTGGACAGGCCAACACCGTCATTGCTTTGACCACGAACGGCACAGCAACCGGCACCAACTCGTCGGCGCTGGGAAAGGCGGCTCTGAAGCTACTTGTCGATCTTATGAAAGAGCGCAACATCCCAGCCTATATGGGCGACGAATACTTTGGGATTGCTTGGCCGACGACTTGGCGACCTCTGAAGAATGATCTGGAATCTGTATACCAATACAGAGACGAAGGTTTCCAGATGATTTACAACGGGGAGATCGGGAAGTTTGAAGGTGTTCGTTTCATCGAGCAAACGAACGTGTTCAAGGGGCGGTATACCAGCGGCGCCTATCAGGTTCCAGGCAGCTTCACGGCCTGGACTTCCGGACTTTCCGACAATGCGTTTTTTTTCGGTGAAGATACTGTTGCCGAAGCCATCGTTGTCCCGGAGGAAATGCGCGGCATGATCCCGCAGGACTTTGGCCGGAGCAAAGGTATTGCGTGGTACTATCTTGGAGGATTCGCGTTGACGCAGACCCAGGCGTCTCAGGCGCGTATCGTCCACTGGACCTCGGCGGCATAGGGGGCCAACAATGCCACAGTCAGGTTCGTACAGCGACCCAAACTACACCGTTCGGCAACAGGTGTTTCTCGGGAACACCATCGCTGGCGCAAACGGCACATCGGTATACTTTGGAGCTCCGTCTTCTGATCTTCGGATCAGAAGCGTAGCCATAAAGCCGGTCGCGCTCACGACGGCAGCAACGACGGCGGTGGTGCTGATTGGGACAGCGACCGCCGGCACAATCGCCGTGAGCTCGGCGCTTGGAACCAACACCTATGCGCGAAGCGCGGACTTGAATGCACTGTTGCCTGTTGGCACAATGCTGGCAGTCAAAAACGGTGCAGATGCCACCGGGACCTTTTCTGTTTGGGCAGAATTGCATCTCGACCCCGCGTCATCTTGGACGGGACCATAGGCATGGCGATCAAGGGACAGCGCCCCGGCGCAGAGGGAGACGACTACAGGCCAGCCGCCGACTCTCATGCGGACGGCAAAAGCTACAAAGATCGGGGCGCCTTCGGGACCTATCAGGTTCGCGAAGACGATTTCCCCGACCCGGCGAACCTCAAGCGCGCCACGGGATGGGGCGCGACAACTGAGGACTTGCGCCGGGGATTCGTGCGCCCGTCGATTACCGACAATCCCGCCTACGAGAAGTCAAACTATGAGCTCCGGAGCTCTCTTCCGCGCCGTGAGATGGACGGCGGAGACTCCCGGGATCGGTTGAACGATGACGGGTCAAACATCTTCGATGACGCCGATTATTCTAACTTTCGTGATCGGAACATGGTCGCGAAAGGATTCCTGACACGACCGCGCTACAGCAAGGAGCGATAAGATGGCCGACGCAGCATCAATCCCGCCGAAATTTATCCCCGACGAGCAGCTTCACGGCCGCGACAACAGCGGCGGTCCCGGATTTACCCCGCACACTGCCGACTTCGGCGACGGCGGCTACACCACCGGCCCGAAACCGCACCTTGGAACTGGTGGCGATTCCGGCAACAAGTCAGGAAAAAAGTGATGGTCGCGAGCAACCCGGAGCGGGCTTCTCGCGGCGGCGCCGTGCCAGGAACCACGAAAAGCTATTCTTCGCACGGACGGGGCGTTGACGTGGCGCTGTCGTCATTCGATCCCGGATACAACCTTCTCAGCGACTACGAGGGCGGCGAGGGGGCGTCTGAATCAATAACCCAGGCCGATCTTATCCGGGGGTATGTCGCCTCCGGACGCCTCGTTGGTGGTGGCGGGAAAAAGTAGCGCACATGCTCGACAAAACGCTTCCGCACGGCGAAGTCGTGGGCTTCGGTTTTCGCGTCTACTCTCAGGGCGGACACCACTACGACAGCACCGGCAGACGCGTACGGGTGCTCCCTGGCCAAATAGTGGACGGGGAGCAAACGTACGTCTGTGAGTGCATCGAAGTTGAGCCCGTACGCCCGGAGGACCGGAAGTATCCCTATCCGGACGTGCCGGGGGAGGCGGCTGCGCCGCTATCTTTCAAGGGGTGCCTCGGCACGCCGGGTGAGCCCGCGGACCCGGCGGCGCCGGTTGAGCATAGTTGGGGTATGCTCAATGACGAAGTTCTGAAATCTGCCCTCGTGACGTACGGCGAGAAATGGACCGATCGCGACGACGCCATAAACTTTCTTGAATCTCAGGGCAGGAAATCGAATGACGTGGACACCTGAAACAAGCCGCGGATACGAAAGCGCCAAGATCGCGGCTGTCTCGGTACCCTATCTCCAAGGCACATTCGTAGACCTCGGGTGCGGCACCGACAAGGTTTGGCCATCGGCTATCGGGATCGACTCCGGCAAAGCCTATGGAGTGGCTTCTGATATCGTCGCGGACATCGCCGATCTGTCGATATTCGCGACGGGCTCCATGGACGCGGTGTTCTCTTCTCATGCCTTGGAGGATTTCGACAGATCGGCGGTGCCGCGCGTGCTTGAAGAGTGGGCGCGAATCCTTCGGGTTGGCGGAAACCTCGTTCTGTACGTGCCATCGGCAAATCTCTACCCTCGAAAGGGCGAGCCTGGGGCGAACAAGGCGCACAAGTGGGATATATACCCCGGAGAGATAGAAGAAATACTAAAACAGGTGAATTGGGGAGACTGGACGCTTCTCGAAAGTGAAGAGCGCAGCGGGACAAACGAGTATTCGCTTTTCATCGTTGCGCGCAAGATGGCCCCCGGATCGGGATGGCGGGAAAACGTCTGGCAGCGGAACCCGGGCGGAAAGAAGCGCGCACTGGTCATCCGGTATGGCGCTGCGATCGGCGACATGATGATTGCGAGCTCCATTCTCCCGGGGCTACAGCGCAAAGGATACCACGTCACCTTCAACACAACCCCGACCGGCCGCGACTTGCTGTTGCACGATCCACACGTAGACGAGTGGATCATTCAGGACCGGGATTTTGTCCCAAACCCGCAACTCGGGCCATATTGGGAAGCTCTCGGCGACAGGTTCGATCAGGTCATAAATCTCTGCGAAAGCATCGAAGGAACCTACCTGACGATTGCCGGCCGGATTGCAAACCGACACTCTCCGGAAGCTCGGCGGAGGCTCTTGAGCAGCGCGAACTATCTTGAGATCACGCACGACATCGCCGACGTGCCGTATGAGTTTGCCAGTCGGTTTTATCCGACCGACGAAGAGCGCGCTTGGGCTCTGGACCGGCGCGCGGAGATCGCGGCTCCGGTCATCGCGTGGGTGCTGCACGGCTCGGCCATGCACAAGGCGAGCCCGCACATTCAACACGTCGTCTCGTGGCTGTTGCAGCGCTCCCCGTGCGAGGTCGTGCTTTTGGGCGACCGCTCGATTGGATCGAAGCTGGCGGCCGGGATTATCTCCAAGGTCGGGGAATCCGCGCCCGGGGAGATACACCGAATCCGCAACATGGCAGGGGAGCAGTGGACCCGCCGGCAGGCTCTTGCGTTTTCCCAGGTCGCCGACTGCGTTGTTGGCCCGGAGACGGGGATTCTCAATGCCGTAGCGCTAGAGATGATGCCCAAGGTCGTGTACCTATCGCATAGCTCTCGGGACAACTTGACGCGGACCTGGGTGAACACCACGGCGCTTGCGCCGCCATCATCCGCGGCTCCCTGCTACCCGTGCCACATGATGCACCAAGACTGGTCAACCTGCCATCAGGACCCCGAGACGGGCGCGGCGCTGTGCGCGGCCGGCGTGACCCCGATGGCTCTCTTTGCCGCCATTGCCACAGCGTTGGGGGCCGTGCGCTGCCGGGATGTCGCCGCCGAGTAAGGATCAAGCGCCATGGACTGGTCTACCCTGACGGCTTCGAAGGCGACAGCCGGTTCCCTGGCAAATTGGGCCAACAACAGCACGATCACCAGCGGAGCCGGAGGCGTCGCCGACATCATCTTGGGCGAGGCCGTGCTGTGGATTTCCGAGCGGCTACGGCACTGGCGAATGCTCTCAGCACCGACAACCGGCACCCTTACCGCCGTCACGGTCCCGAGCCCGACCGGTCAGGACACGGTTTCGATTCCGTCAGACCTGTTGGAGATGTACGAATTCTATTTGACGGGCACTTACTATTCCAAGGTCCCGATGAAAACCGAACAGGAAATCATCGGCGCGTGGAACTTCGACTCCTCGGGAAACCGCGTTCCGTCGATGCCGCGGGGTTTCTTTGTCAACTCCGCGAACATCAACTTTGATTCTCCGCCAGACCGCGCCTACACGTACGCCTATACCTACTATCAAGCAATCCCCGCGCTCACGTCTGGCGCCCCGACGAATTGGCTTACCCAGCGCTATCCACGCCTGCTTCGGGCCGCCTGCATGATCGGCATATGTGAGTGGACCAAGGAGCTCGGGGGCGGGACGTATGACCGCACGTATTGGATGATGATGGCTGGCACGCACTTGGACGAAGCGCAGATGTCGAGCGATCGAAGCCGGCGCGCGACGAGCGGCGGGGTCATTTACGAATGACCCTTCAGCCGGTCTATCTCCTGCCGGGCGTTTGCAAGGTAAATTCGGCCTATGCGTCCGGGAAACAGATCGGCGCTGGCCCGGGGCGCTACGGCACCGGTCGCTATACGGACATGAGCGGGATTCGGTTTGTTGCGGGATTTCCGGAGAAGATAGGGGGATGGCAACAGGTCGCTTATGGGCTCGGAAGTCGGACGAACTGTGCGGTTGACTATCGCGGCTCCGACTCGTCAAACAACTTAGCTATTGGCGCGACCAAGGCGGTTTTTACGTTCAACCCCGTCAACGCATTTATTTGGTATGAAGTGACTCCGTTTAGGTATCCTAAGCAATTTAGTTCCGGTGGATTAACTCTCACGATAACAGCAAACTCGTCCATTATTTCATTAACTCAGCCCGTCGGGTTGTGGGTTAGTACTGTAGGTTGGATTTATATAAGCGTCCACGACAAACAGCCTGGGGGAATTGGGTATATAAAAGGTTGGTTTAAGCTTACAAGCGGAAACCCTTTGGTTTTTGACTGTGGCGTCGTGTCAAGCCTTTCCGCAACACAAAATCTGCAAGATGCAGTATTTTATTCAGAGTGGAATCTATTAGGATCAGCACCCATAGCAACAACCTCCGGATCACCGCTTGTCGTTGTCACGTTCTCTGGCCATGGCGCGGCGGTTGGCGACGTTGTTAGTTTCTCCGGCGCAAGCGCCGTTGGAGGTTTAACGCTGAGCGGGGACTACACAATAACTGCGGTAACGAGCACAACTTTTACCGTGAACGCAGGAAGCAACGCAGGGTCTACAACATCCGGAGGCGGGACCTTCGTAATAGTAAGGTTTCGTGCGACCATACCGACCATATCTAATGCTGCGACATCGACGGTAGTAAACACGTTCAAAGGTTGGACCATGGCGGCGTATGGTTCAATGGTCGTGTGTGCGCCATGTGGCGGGCAGATGTTCTTTCTCAATAGCGCATATGGCGGTGGGCACGGCTACCCGATCACGCTGCCAACGGACGCTTACGCCCCAAAGAGCGTTTTGGCCATTTTTGTCACTCCGGAGCGGTTCATTGTCGCTCTCGGCATCAATGGCAACTCCATGCAGATGGCATGGTGCGATCAGAGCGACCCGACGCAATGGCAGAGCCTGCCGACAAACACGGCAAACCAGGGCCGGACGTTGCAGGGCGGCGGGTTCCTTGTTGGTGGCATTCCGGTCGGGAGCGGAATTTCGCTGATCTTCTCCAATAAGTCGTGCTTCCAAATGCAATACATCGGCGGAAACACGGTGTATTCGACTCCGATGCTGTCAGACGTGGCCGGGCTAATTGGACCCGGAGCGGTCGCGACGCTCGGGGGCGTGGCTTTTTGGATGAGCTCCAATGATTTCTTTGCCTACACCGGGACAGTGCAGCGTCTTCCATCCGATGATATCCGAGATTATGTTTTCACCACACTTGGCGGGAACCCAGGATTCAATTACGAATATGCCTACAACGTAGCGTGCGGAAGCAACAGGGCCAAAAATGAAATTTGGTGGTTCTATCCCGACGCTTCGCACACCGAGAACAACCGGTATGTTATCTATCATATAGACCAACAGTGCTGGTCCGTTGGGCTTATGTCCCGCACGGCATGGTGCGACAGTCACCTGTTCTCGACGCCATATGCGTTTGATGCGGGTGGGTTTGGATATATACACGAAGTTGGCGTTGACGCGGCAGGGTCCGCTCTCGATTGCTATCTAACGACTTCCCCGATTGACATTTCAAATGGTGATGCGGGGATGGACGTGTTTGGTTTTATACCAGATATCGAGCGGCTTTCTGGAAACCTGGCTCTCACGATATATACGCAGCAATATACAGAAGACACTCCGGCCGCAGACGGGCCTTACACACTGGCCCCCGGCTCCCCTCCGCGTCTGGATTTGCGAAGTGACGGTAAGCTGTTGAGTTTCAAGCTGCGATCAAATGCCGTTGGTGGGGATGTGCGGCTTGGACTCTGCCGCGTTGACATAAAGCCGTCAAATCAGAGGCTTTAGAATGTCAGATACGTTCACGACCTCACTCCGCTTTACGATGTCGTCCGACAGCGCGACGGCAATTATCATATCTGATCCTCCAAATATAAATTCCCCGCTCTATTTTACCGGTGCATCCGAATTCGATAAGGCGATGAACTTATGGGCTCAGCAAATCAAGGGGCAGATTTTCGTACAAAGCAACGTCGGAAACTCTGAGTTTGCAAAATCTATAAACTCAGATTTCAAACTTATCGAACAGTCCATTTCAGGTTTTGCGTCTATCCCCGTTGACGGGCTGTCAAGCTACACGCTGACAGCGAACAATGGCACAGAAGACGAGGCGCGTTGCGCGGTATACCAGTTTACCGGGGCCTTGACGGCGGATTGCACCGTCGATTTGCCCGCGGTTCCCAAGATAGCTTGGGCCACTAACGCATCTTCTGCAAATTACAAAATAATTCTTAGAAATGAAAACAGCGCAGGAAGGACATCAGAACTACCGCACTATCAATATTATCCTCAGATGTACACTCTCGTTGTGTCTGATGGAGTTAATATTGACCAGCCAGTTATTTACTCAGATCAAGGGTTTGTATCTCGAAACGTCACAGGTGGATATGGATTTTTTGATTCAACATTTACTTATAGAAGCACAGTTTTTGTAGACGCAAGCTACAACACTATTCTTTCAAATGTTGGATCAACAGGAACAAGGTTTTATATAACCAACCGAGCCAAAACAATATACTACTCTCTTGACGACAACGGAATCACAACCCTCGCCGGGTCAGATCAGGCGCCGATTAACAACAAAGTCGGCGGCATTCGTATTCTGGCGAACGGCGCAATAGATCAGTATACAACGTCAACCGTGAACGGCGTCCACAACATGGGTGTTCCGACAGGTGGGAGCTCCTTCTGCGGGTTTTTTTACAACGGCGCAAATCCTGTCGGGTCAATCACGACAAATGGCACGACGACATCCTTCAACACGACTTCCGACTATCGGCTGAAGGAAACATTTGGCCCATACCCTTCGTCCGATGACTTCGACAAAATAAAAGTCTACGATGGCCGTTGGTTAAATCTATTCGGCGGAGATACCGTTCATTCGCTACAGCCGCTTATCTTGGCGCATGAACTTGCGGAAGTATTTCCGTTTGCTGTCTCTGGTGAAAAAGATGCAGTAACAGACGAAGGGACTATCAAGCCACAACAGGTGGATTTTTTGTCTCTGATACCGGCGTTGATTTCTGAAATTCAGTCTCTCCGTTCTAGGCTTGCGAGGCTTGAAGCTAAGTAACGCGGTTTGCCGTCTCCGCGGTTATCCTGCTAGATTGGCACAATTAGTAGGGGAACACCAATGAGCGGGACACTACAGGCGCCGCAGCCGGGCCAGCAGCTACCCCCGGAGGTTTTGGCCGCTCTGCTACAGGGCCGCGGTGGCTTTGGTGGTCAGGCCCCGCCGGGCGGCGGCCCGGCACCGGGCGGTGCACCACCCCAGGGCGGAGCTCCCGGCGGCAGGCCCCCGATTCCCCTTGGCCCCCCTCCGGGCGGACCTTCGCCGGGTGGCCCCTCTGGAATGCCGCCGGGCGGCCCGGCCCAAGGCGCTCCCCCAGGCGCTGGCGGCCCGCCACCGATGCCGGGTCCGGCGCCAGGACCCCCGCCCGGGGCAGGGCAAATCCCCGCAAACTTGGCCATGTTCGCCCGCGGCACCGTGCCCGTGCCAGGGGCGGCGCAGGGCGGGCAGATGTTCAATCCCGCCGAAATCGCAGCGATGGGCCGCAACGGGGATTCGATCGTCGCCCACCTGACGCCCGGGGAAATCACGATCCCGCCGCAGCTTCAGAACCCACGCTTGTTGGCCGAGCTCTCGCGCCACTTTCAACGGCATGGCGTTGACCTTGCACAGTTCACCGCGGGCTCTCCGGCGTCGTCGCCAAACCCCGAGACAGGGGCTCCGCAATACAACTTCATGTCCGCTCTCCTGCCGACGTTGCTTGGGATCGGCGGCGGCGTGATCGGGTCCGCGATCGGCGGCCCGATGGGCGGCATGGCGGGCGCAAGCCTGGGATCGGGCGGCGGCACCGCGTTGACTGGTGGCAACGCCCAGCAGTCCCTTTTGTCCGGCCTTGGCAGCGGGCTTGGGTACGGCGTCGGCACCGGCTCTTTGGGCGATATCCTCGGCGGAGGCGCCGCAACCGGCGTTGCCCAAGCGAGCCCCGGGGTGTCGGCCGGCATGGCGAACGCGCTCGGGCCGCAATCTCTCGGCTCCGCTGCGGCCAATGCCGCGCCAGCAACCGCCAGCGCGGGCGGGCTGGCGTCCGATTCACTTGGAAGTCAGTTGTCCAACGCTTGGAACACCAAGGGCGCGCTCGGGACAGCGTTCGGCGCAAACCTGGGTTACGCCCTCGCTGCGCCGACTGAAGCAAAGGCCGATACGAGCGCGATGACCGGGCACATGCCCGCAGTCAACAGCACCGGAGGATACAACGCCCGCCTCGGGAATTTCGGCACGTCAACAACCCCGACGTTCAACGGCTACGACCCGCAGGCTGCGATGCAAGGTGGCGGCTATCGGTTTTTCAAGACAGCCTGAAGATTTTCCATGAACGATATGCAGGTTGGCCAAGCGATCATCATGCGGCTGGCGACGGAGAACATCCCGGCGCTGTGGCCGCAACTTGAGCCGCTGATTGTGCGCTCTCTGTTCGATACCCCGACCACGACAGCGGAAGACGTGTTCCGGATGCTCATGGCATACCGGGCCGATGCCTGGGTGCAGATTCAGCCCGAAACCACCACCGTACAGGCTCTGTCGATTACCGATTACGAAAGCACTCCGCAGGGTGTTTGGCTGAGAGTTTGGCTGTGCGCTGTTGCTGATGGATACCGACTGAAAACCCAGGAGTTTCGCAGCGCAATCGAACGCTGGAAAACAAGGCAGCGCTGCCGCGGGCTTTCGCTTGTTGGCCGGCATGGTTGGGTAAAGCTGTTCCCCGACGCAAAAGTTGAGGGGGTGATGATGCGAACCACCGATGCCTACGTGGAGGATTCGCCATGAGTAGCGGCGGCGGAGGGAGTAGCAGTCAGACATCAACTGTAACCCAAACCATACCTCAGTTCGAACAGGACTTCGCGCAAGCGAACCAAAATCTTGCGAACGATCTCGGCTCAACACCGTATCCGGTGTACCAGGGGCAGCTTCAGGCGCCTTTGACATCATTGCAGCAACAGGCTCTGAAAACCGTAGGAGACGCCGCCAACAGCTACCGGCCTGATTTGCAAAAAGCAAACAACACGCTGGACAATTCCTCGTATCTTTTGCGCCAGTTCGATAATTTGTCGGGGCAGACAAGCGCGAACGCAAGCAATGACCCGGTAGCGATGGGGCAGGCTTACATGCCGAGCCTTATGGGCGGCGCGCAAAACTCTATCACCATGGGATCAAATTACGCTCCGGGGCTCATGTCGGCCGCAAGCCAAGCCGGCAACAACACCGCTTCGCTCGGCGACGCAGGAGCGTTGGAACAAACCGGCGCGGCTCTTGGAACGCGCGGCGCCCAAAACATCGCACTCGACCCGAGCGATACGGCGACGGTCCAACGGTTTATGAATCCGTACGTGCAAGCGGCTCTCGATCCGCAGATACAGCAACTCAATTTGCAGTACGGAAAGCAGGCGCAGGATTTGGCGTCGCAAGCGACCTCGGCCGGCGCCTTCGGCGACGCTCGGCTTGGTGTTAGTCAGAGCCTCAACAACTATTACAACAACCTCGCGACCTCCGGAGTTGAAGCGCAGGGCTACAACACCGCGTACAACAACGCGATGAGCACGATTGGAAATCAGCAGCAGCTTGGCCTCGGGGAAATGAACGGTGCCAGTTCCGCATTCAATCAAGCGGGAACACTTCGCCAGGGGCAACAGGGGTTGCAGCTTCAGGGCGCACAGATCGGCAACCAAATCCTCACCGGACAACAGGCAAATCAGTTGTCAGCTACAGGATTGCAGAACACCATCTTGACCGGTCAGCAGCAAGCCGGATTCAACCAAATGGCCGCGGCGCAGGCGGCGCAAAAGAACCTGATGGAAGAACAGGCCGCGCAACTCGCGCGCTCGCAGCAGTACCAATCTCTCGGAACGTCGGCGCAAACCCTCGGGTTGAATGCGTCGAATGCCAAGTGGGCGGCCGGGCAGGCGGAACAGCAGCAGCAGCAGACGGCCGATAACCTCGCTTATCAGCAATATATGAACCAAGTGAACTGGCCATATCAGCAACTCAACGTGCGCGAGTCTGCGCTCAGCAACAGCCCATACACGATGCAGAACGCCGTCACCCTGCCTGGGACCTCCAATTCTGCGACGAACCTTGGCGCGTTCGCCAGCCTGTTGGGGCTGTCGGGCGCGAGCTCCGGATGGGGCAGCAGCACCGTTCCGCAAGCGATAAAGTGATGCCATGACACAAGACCCGCTCGACATCTCCCGCACGGATCGCCCCGGAAACGAAGCGACTCTACTCGGCGCCAGTCCGGACTTTTGGCACAACCTCGCGAATTTCGGGTTGTCAACGATCGTCGCCGCGAACGCGCGGAATCCGAACGGGTTTCTGACTTATGGCCAAGGCTCTGCCGGACCTGTTGCGGCCGGGCTCCTGGCAGCGCAGCAGCAGAACATGGGAGAGGCGGAGGGCCGCAGCACGCAAGCGGGGCGCGATATCGAGACGCGCACCAAAACCTTGATGCTGCCGTACCAGCTTCAGCTTGCGGGCCTGAATGCCGACATCAACAAGGCGCTTCTCAAAGAGGTAAACAGCCCCGACGGTACAGAATCTCCCGCAGCGCCATCAGAGCCGAGTGGAGGGTTTGGCCAGACCGGCAGGCTGGCGCCCACGGCGCCAGCGACGCCAGGGCAGGGACCTCCCGCCTCCCGGTCGGACTCAGCCGGCGGCACGCTGCCGACAGGGACGCCGCCGGCCGGAGGGCGGACCTTCGCTGCGGGGATCGCGGGTTCCGAATCCGGCGGCGAGCGCAACCCCGACACTGCGACCAATTCGCTTTGGCCAGCAGAGCGCGGCGGGCCGCTCGGACGGCACCAGTTTGCCGCCAGGACCTGGGACGATTTCGTGCGCGACAACCCGACGTATTTCGCGGGGATGACGCCGCAGCAAGCCCAGGCGGCACGAGCCGACCCCGCCCTGTCGGAACGGGCTACCAACTGGTACGCAACACAGAACGCGCCGATTTTGGCCCGCGCCGGAATGCCGGTGACGAACCAGACGCTGGCGCTGGCCCACACCCTCGGGCCGGCGGACGCGGTTGCGGCTCTACAGGCCCCGCCAACGATGAACCTGATCGACGCGCTGGCCGTCCGCAATCCGGGCCACGCCGCCGCGGTCGCCGCCGCCAACCCGACGTACCGCAACATGACGGTGGGGCAGTTTGCCCAGCGCTACGCCGCATTCAACGGTTTGGCACCGGTTGCCGGCATCGCCTACACGCCGCAGGGACCCGGCGCAACGGCAGGGGGACCGCCCCCAAGCGCGGTCGCCGGCCCGGGAGCGCCCGCGCCCCCAGGCCCGCAGCTTGCCGCTACCGCTCCGCCCGGCGGCGGTCCCACGGCGCCGGGCGGATCACCAGCACCGGCAGCACCGGCAGCACCGGCAGGATCACCAGCACCGGCAGCACCGGCAGCACCGGCAGGATCACCAGCACCGGCAGCGCCGGCAGGAGCACCAGCACCAGCGGCGGCGCCAGCGGTGGCGCCAGCACCCGGGCAACCGACCGGCAATGCGGCGTACGTTGCCGAGATTCAGCAGCAGATTGCCGCGGCCACGGCCCGCGCCCGAAAGAACAACCTCATGGCGACGCTGTTGCAGGGCTCCGGCCGCGACGGCTCTTCGTTCGCTACCCAAGCCGCCAAAGACGCCGAGTTGGCCAACGCTCTTCGGGAAAAGCTTTACTCACAGACTCCGGTTCGTGAGGGCCAACAGGTATTCTCCGGAAAGGGGCATGTGCTTTCGTCAACTCCGTCCCGTGTGACTTCGATAAATCGGCAAACCAATGAACCGGGAACCGAGCTTCGCAACCCTGACGGAAGTTTGGTTCCGAACAGCTTTGTTCCGGCAGGGCTCCCGAAGGCGTACGAGGTTCTTGCAGACAACGCCTCAAAGAAATACGAGGAAATGTCCAAGAGCTTCAATCTCGGAATGGGGGGATTGCAGAGCCTTGAAGGGATGGAGATCGGCCTTCGGTCGCTCAGTGCGGATAATGGTTTCCTCGCCCCCGGCGCATTCGACTCCGCTCGCGGGGCGATTGCTAATTCGTTGAACACCGTTTTTCGTCAGTTCGGTTTTAATGAGCTATTTGACCCGTCAAAAGTAGCGACGTGGCAAGACTTGCAGAAAGAGACTAGTCGGTTGGGTTTCCAGTTCGTCAGCAGCTTTTTGGGCCAACAGCGCGAGGCGGCACAGACGATCGAACGCGGGATTTCAGCCGTTCCCGGAACGCACAACACGCCCGAAGGCGCAATCTTGGTCATCAACGGAGTCCGCGAAACCATCAAGCGCGGACTTGATGAATACGCTTACATGACAAAGTGGATTCAGGACCCGTCGCACAAGGGAAACTTTGTCGGCGCAGATGTTGCGTTCGCTGCGGCCCGCCCTCCGGAAGCGTATGCCGACCGGGCAATCAGTCAGGTCCACCCTTTCACCGTCAAGCCGGATACCGACCTGTCGCGCTATCTGCCGGGGACTTTGGTAACGCCTCTGGACGCGGAGGGGAGGCCGATGTTGAACCCGAACACGGGCAAGCCGGTTGTCAGGGCTGTTTCCGGCGAAGTCGATATGTGGCGCAGCAACCGCGCTCCGGTGGGGCGATAGATGTCTGGCGCCATTGCCGTAGACCCTTGGGCCGGCAGACTGGACCCCGCGTTTGACGATCCGATTGCGCCACCCGCCGCCGCCCGGCCGCCTGCTTCGCCTGTCGCTCCGGTTGCGCCGGCCGCGCCCGCCGCGGACCCGTACGCCGGCCGTCTCGGGGATGCGATTGAAGCCCCCCTTGTGCCGCGCGCACCACCCCGCACCGACGCCGGAGGCATGGGCCGGAACATCGCCGCTGGCGCCATCGAAGGCGCTGGCGGAATGCTCAATATCATTTCGGACCCGTTCGGCAACCTGATCGGCCGCCCGGTAGTCCGCGCCGGCATGTTTGCTCACGATGCGCTGGCCCCGTACACGGGCGCGACGCGCTTCACGGACGAAGATCGGCGGGCCATGCTTGACGATACAGTGCCCCAACCGGGCACGCGCATTGCCAACCGCGTCGGGGCGTGGCTTGGCGCCCCCTCGCCAGAGTCTGTCGCGGTCACGACGCCCAGCGAGGGGTGGGCACGCGCAGCAGCCGCGGGCGCTCTCGGCGGAATTCCCTTTGGTTTCGGGACCGCTGCAATCGGCGCGGCGGGCGCCCCGCTCAGTCAGGAAGCCGCTCAACGCGCCGGGGCCGCGGCGCCGGAGTGGGCAAAACCGTACGTGGAGCCGGCCGCAGCGGGGGCGGCGGCTCTCGCGCTGCCCGTCGCCGGCCGGACGGCAGCGGGCGGCCTCGGAATGGCCGCCAGGGCGGCGCTTGTGCCGCGCGACGCCGAGCTTCAGCGGCTGTTGCAGTACGCCCAGCAACAGGACATCCCGGCGACAGTCGGCGGCGTGACGCAAAGCCCGTTCGCCAAGACGATGGACTCCGTGCTCCGGTCAGTCCCGGGATCGGGGTACGCCGGCCTCGACGCCGAGATGCAGAGCGCCATCAACCGCGCGGCCAATCGCACGATGGGCCTTGATGCGCAGACGCTGCGCTTGGCCAACTTGCCAGATGACAAGGTGACGGGCGCGCATTTCAATCTTGCGCACAGGCTCTCAGCGGGAGAAATGCAGAGGATCGAATCGACGTATCCGCTGCGGCTTGATCCGCAGTTGGGCGCGGACCTCCGCGCGATCATCGGCCGCTTCAACCCGAGCACGATTGCGCAACACGAAGCGACGGCGATTGAAAGTAGCCTCACGCAATTTCTGGACACCGCACTCGAAAACCAGCGGCGGAGCGGAATTGCAGGCGAAATCCCGGGGACCGTGTACGGAAACTTCGTGCACACGGGGGCGCCGATCGAAAGCGCGATTGGTTCCACGTCGCCGAACATGCGCCGCGCCAACACGGAAATTCTGCGGGCGCTACAGGACGCCTACACGCGATCACTTCCGGCGAACGAAGCCGGAGCGTACCACGCCGCGCGGGTGAACTATTCGAACAAGGAAGCGCTGTCGCCGATTGCCGGCCGGGCCGACGTGCCGGGCGGAGCTCACCCGAGCACGGGCGACATCGTTCCCGAACAGCTACGCGGCATCGTCAACCGGGCGCGCGGCGGGCCGGAAGTCGCCTACCTCAACCCAGGCGACGATCGTTTGAATGATTTGGCCCAACTGACTCAGCGGCTGAAGCAACCCCGGAGCTCCAACACCAGCGAGCGCAGTTTTGCCCGCCGGACGCTTGAGGGCATCCCCCATATCGTTACGGCTCTTGGGGCCGCGGCGATGGAGCGCGGGGCGATGCCGGAGTTCATGCACCCAACGACAGTCGGGCCGACGCTACTCGGGGCGGGTGCGCTCGGCTTCCTGGCACGCGGGCTCGGGGCCGGACTGCGCACCCCGGCGCTGCCCGAAGGCACCTTCAGCCAGCGGCTTGGGCGCGCCGTCACGGATAGCCTGCCGGCCGCGGTTGCCGGCGCGGCCGGCGGCGCCGAGACGCCCACGATCAACCCGGCGACCGGGCTTCCGCAGTACAACCTCGCCGACGCGCAGGCGGCCAATGCCGCATCGGGCCACCCGCTTGTTTCTGGATTACTCGCGTCTGGCGCGAAATATAGCGATTGGGTTCGCGCTCACCGTGCAGGGATCATCCGCGAGTTCGGCGGACAAGGATTCCAACGGATGATGCAACTAGGTGCTTCACTTTCGCGTGGGAACACTATATTACGTTCCATGGTTGACTTGTTCAACTCACGGTCGGGGCTTCCCCCGATGTTGTCTCATCTCGGGGTGCGATCTCCCGACGATCTGATACTTGCGGCGGTCCGAAAATCGGGCCTCGCGAACGTGCTGTCTGGACCTTCAATGCCAAATGGCCGTGTCAGTAATTGGGCATTGAAGCAGGTTGCTAAGGCTATTGGCGGGGATACCGGAACCTGATTTCAGGACGGCAATCGGGGGCAGAAGGCTCCGCTACTCGGTTGTAAGGTCATGTCTGAATTTGAATACGTAAAAATTGCTGCCGACTTGTTTCTAATTCCGTGCGGATGGATTTTAATAAAGATACTGTTGGCAATTCAGGAAATGAAAGTTTCCTTGATTTCCGCAGAATTGCGCATGAACGAAAAGTTCGTAAAATCGACGGAATGCAGACGAAATAGACATTTTGACAACAAGCGTGTTTCAGCAGGTTCGCAATGAATTTTCGTATCGCTCTTCAGCCGTCATCCTTCGCTGGATATGCCGGTGTTGGTGCCACAATCCTTTCGACTGTCGCAAGCAACAGCGGGAACCTTCCGAACAATGCCTTTGGTTGGATCACGCTTGCCTTGACGGTCGTGTCAAGCATTGCGGCGATCAAAATTGACGACGGGTCAGGTCACAAGCCGGCCCCGTAAATTCTCCTTAGCAACCTGAAGCTTTGAGTAAACACCGCGGCCCCCGACGACCTGGGGGCCGCACGTTTTCGCTGGAAAACCATGACGCAATTTGAGCGCTGCGTTTCTTTCACCCTCGCGGAAGAGGGCGACGAGTACACCGACGACCCGCGCGATCCGGGCGGACCGACCCGATGGGGGATCACCCTGGCGGACCTCCGCCGCTGGCGTGAGGGGCACGCTCACCCCGACGAGCCGGTGACGGTGACGGCGGGGGACGTGCGCGACATGGGCCAACAGGAAGCCCGTGAGATATACAGGGCGAAGTATTGGAACGTGGTGCAGGGCGACTATCTTTCGTACGGACTTGACCTGTGCGTCTTTGACTACGGCGTGAACAGCGGTACCGTTCGCAGCGTGAAGCTATTGCAGAGTTTTTTGCGCACGAATGTTGACGGTGTTCTTGGCCCAAAGACGCTGGCGGCGGTGCGCGGCGTCAACGATCTCCCCGGGCTGATCGGCCGGTTTCAGGACGCCCGACAAGCGTTTCTGGAGTCGCTGAGCACGTTCGACCACTTCGGCCGCGGGTGGACGGCTCGAGTCGCGCGCATCCGAGTCGCCGCCCTGGCCATGGCGACGAGGGGCTGAAGCAAAAAAAGTTATCCACATTTGCCTGTTTTATGGGCAAAGTTATCCACGTTATCCACAGGAAATCGCGGAATCTTGAATCAGTGGGGTGTGATCTTTTGTACGCACGCCAAAAGTGCCAGTTTTTGGGATATCAATAGGTTACGGGACTTATCCCGTGATCTATTGTAGGGCATTCTAATAGAAGAACTAATAGCTTTCTTCCTTCTGTCCGGCAGGGGCTTGTCTCCTACAAAAGATCACACTCCCGCCGATCTCCCGGATGTGCCAGCCTTGGTCGCATGGGAAAGGTGCATCGGCTGATAGCGGAGGAAGGGCGGCAAGGAGCAATGCGCTTCGATGTGCCGCGCACGGTCATTGAAGCCGCTTCGGCTTACATGGCCAATGAGGAAGGCGGCATTGAATGCCTCTACTCGGGTTGGTGCCAAGCGGCGCTGCCGCATCGGCGCATCCCTGACGGCGACGACTGGAAGGTAACGAGCGAGTTTGTAACGCTGGTCGTTGAGAGTGGCGTTCGCCTGGATCAAGCTAACAACATGGTCCATGTCGGCGTGCCGTTCGGATCGAAAGCCCGACTGATTTTGCTCTACCTGCAAGCGGAGGCTTTGCGCACGGACAACCGAGAAGTTGAGCTTGGGAAAAGTCTTCGTTCCTGGCTTGCGAAGCTTGGAATCCCGGTTGGCGGAAAGAACGTGCGCGAGGTTCGCGAACAATCGGACCGGCTGGCCCGGTGCCGGATTTCCTTCCACTTCCAGCGCGGCCGGAAGCGCGCCCTCGTCAATCAGAACATCATGGATACCGCGATGTTCGAAGAGGACGAAGGCGACGGCGGCGTTGTCTCGACATTTCTGGACCGGGCTTGCCTATCGGAAGCATTCTTTGCGGAGCTCAAGCGGCACCCTGTCCCGCTGGAAGAGTCGGCCATCCGGGCGCTGTCCAACAACTCTCAGGGGCTCGACATCTATGCGTGGCTTGCCTACCGACTGCACTCGCTGAAGGCCGCGACGCCGATCAATTGGCCCGCCCTCAAGCCGCAATTTGGCGCTGGTGTTGGGCGCATGGACAATTTCCGCCGGCTGTTCCTCCCCAACCTGCATCTGGCTCTGGCGGTCTATCCGGACGCCAAGGTTGACCTCACAGACACCGGCCTGTTGCTGCACCCGTCCCGGCCGCCCGTCGCGCCGCGCGTGTTCGCCGTCGCCTGACGACGCCATGCCCTGGGAATCGCTGGAAATTCGGGGGCTGTATCGACTCGCCGGGCGGGACGTGGTTCCGGAACCCAGCTTCATGGAGTGGGCGGCTTGGCGAGGGCACGCGGATTGCACGGTTCGGCGCACCAATGTTTCCAAGCCGGGAATGAGCCATCCAACGTTGATCTCAACCGTGTTCATCGGGGTTGATCTTGGGTGCAAAGACGGTGAGCTCCCCCTGGTGTTCGAAACCATGATCTTTGTCGGCGGTCGGGCAAGTGGCTCACAATGGCGCCGCAGCACCTGGGAAGACGCCGAAGCCTGCCACGACGACGCGGTTGCCATGGCCACTGCCGCGGCCATGGCCACGGGCTCAGAGGGCGTGGAAGTCCACGATGTGCCTAGCCCGAGCTCAGGGCAGAGCGGGCCAACTGCGTAAGCAGTTCGGCGGTTTCCTGGCCCCCGGTGGTGGTCGTGAAGTTCGGGGCAACGTCGCGCCGCACAAGTTCTTCCTTCCTGGCCATCCCCGCGACCACGCCGGCCAACAGGTGCAGCAAGGCCCGCTCTTCCTCAGTCATCGGCCGATCCCCCCACCTGTTGGTCCATGCCATTGGCGCCCTCCCTCCGGTCCGCAGAAGCTTCCGCCAGCACCTTGCGGGCCATGTCCCCGAGCGTCTTCGAAGTGGCTTCGTTCGTGCCCGTCAGGAGCTTCCAGACGACACGATGGCGGCCCGTCCATGGGCCGGCGGCCCAAAACATCAGAACGGCCCCAGCAAGCCTCTCAGCGGCTGTGGCGTCGGGGTTGATAAGCCAATCTCCGGGAGGATCGGCGTCCGCTTCCAATCCTCCGCCGATCTCCGTCATTGAAATCCGCTCCTGATCCGATTGCAATCCGCCCTCATTAAAATCCGATCGGCATCCGCTTTTGATGAACCGGAAGCGGGCCAGGGGCGGATTGGCATCCGATGCCGTTGAAATCCGCTCCCAAATCCGATCTCAATCCCCGTTAAGACGGTCCGCTGCCGGTCCGCCTTCAGTCTGCCTTTGGTCGGGGTGGTGGGGAGATCCGACTCCATTTACCTTGACCAGCGCCTTGCCGGCCTTTGGCTTGCGGGCCGCGGGGAGCTTCAGGGGGACCTCACCGGCCGCCAGCATTGCGTTTGACAGCGCTGCGGCCCGATGCAGGGGGACAGATCGCCCCTGGTAGAGCAGGGCGTGAGCCGCAATGATCCGCTCCAAATCCGCCACGCGATCCGCCCGCCGATCCGCCGCGCCGGCCGACTCGGGCGCCTGCGTCTGATCGGAAGCGGATTGCGCCGCGGCCCCATTGACGTAGGCAACAATCGCCGCTTCCACGAATTCAGACACCAGCATCCGCCGGGCTTTCGCCTCTTTCGATGCCAGTTCGCTGATGTCTTTGGGCATCAGGGCGATGCTCCATTTCTCCCGAGATCGGCCATCGTCGTGGGCTTCCTTCGCCCGAAAATCTGCCACCAATCCGCCCTCTTCATTGTTCGAAGCGGATTGCAATCTGCCCGAAATCAGATTTGAGTCAACTCCCGGAAATTCTGGTTCTGGCCATTTCCGCATAGGCGCGATTGATCTCGATCATGGTAGCGTCGCGTCCAAGCTTTCCGGCCGCCAGTCCGGTAGTTCCGGCCCCACCGAATGGGTCAAGGATGCGGCACGGCACACCCGGACCGCTCGGGCAATCGCAGGAACGACTCCAACCGATTGTTTTCCGCTTGCGCATACCAGCAAGAATTCGCGCCTTGGTAGCGCTGGAATCTTGAGCGCCAGCGGCGGCATAATCCTTCGTCGCTTTTCCCAAATATGCGCCGGTTGCATCGCCGCCGCACGCGCGTTGGTGCGCAAGGTCATGGTCGCCGACTTCAACCACGCGCTCAAACGGAACCCCACACACCGCGCAGCATCCGCCCTCGCTGCTTCCCGCCAAAATGCACCGCTCAGCCAATGCGGGCGCCATGGTTGCAAAGTGGGCGCCGGAAAACGATTTTGTCGGGATGATCCATACTGATCTGGAATTGCGCTTTGTTGGCGTATCCCGAAAACCAACTGTTGCTATACGACTATCACCATTTCTCAAAGCTTCATGCTTTACACCGCCAAATTCGTATTTGTATCGTTCTGCCGTTTCTGGCTTTACATCTTCGCTAATTGCTTCTGAATCGTAAAAATATGATTTAGATGGAGTTAGCATAAAGACGTATTCGTGCGATTTAGTTGGGCGATCTTTAACGCTTTCTGGAATTGGATTTGGTTTGTGCCAAATAATATCTGATCGCAAATACCATCCGTCGTTTCGTAAGGCAAAAGCCAACATCCATGGAATTCCGAGCAAGTCTTTTGGTTTGATTCCATCCGGATCGGAAGGCCGATTGTCCATGCGGACGAAATTCGTCTCCGAACGCATTCCGTTTGTGTTTGGTGCCCGCCACGTCCGATCCCCGGATGCGTAGCTGTCGCCGATATTCAGGAACAGAACGCCGTCCATTCTCAGCACGCGGCGAACGTCCCGGAAGACTCCGACCAACGCTGAGACATAGTGTTCCGGATTCTCTTCAGCGCCAAGCTGGCCCGCTACGCCGTAATCGCGGAGGCCGAAATATGGAGGGCTTGTGACGCAACAGTGGTGCGACGACGTTGCAAGCATGGCCAACCCGTCGCGGCAATCCCCGACGATGATGCGTGCGCTCATTTGGCCCCCTCAACGGAAAGCGGCGGCGACTCCCGAAGGACGCCGCCGCCGCTCTCCCGGTGAACCGGCTTGTGTGACCCCGCCGAGGGTAACGCCGTCAATCCACCGACAGCCGCCCGCAGCACGGGGACGGCTATGCCGCCGCGGCAGTCGCCGCCTGTTGGGCAATCGCGTCTTCCAGCGTCACTTGAGCGCCCGCCGAAGCCGGCGGCTCGACGGGAGCTTTCGGCTTGCGCGGACCGTTGGGACCCCGGGGCGCCGAGACACTGTGCGAAATCTCGACCGTGCCGGAAAGGCTATCGGGCAGCGCGGCGCGAAAAGCATCGACGGCACCCTTGAGACTGCCGATTGCGGCGGCGTGGTCAAAGATATCTTCGGGCAACGGGAGCGATGCGCCCAGGTTGAACGTTTTTACAGCCATTTCCCATTCCTTTGTATTGACCTGACGAAACTTAGTAAGTCAGATTTGCGCCTGCAACCTATAATTGTAATTGCCCAAAAGAAAAATGAGGGGGGTATTTTTCAAGCATGAAGAAAACGTGATAAATTCCAAGCGCTGGCAAATCTTTTCTCAAAACTCAACCGTAGGTCAGAGATCGTTTTTGGCGCCGCCTGATGCTTCGGACATCCCTTGCACGATGTTGCCGGTCACGGCGCGGATGCTTCTTGGCCGGTCGCCGCCTGGGTGTACTCAGGGTTGCCCAGGTCGCCGTCTGGTCCGTTGATCTCGCCCGTCTCGTGATCGTGCGCCGGCTCCCCCTGTACCTTATTCTCTGTGGGCGCGGGCGCGGGCGCGGGCTCGGGCGCGGCGTCGGCGATGTCTGCCGCGGCGCGGATTTCAGCCTCCCGGGTCCGCTCGGCCCGGAGCACCTTGACCACCAACTCGTTGCGCCCGGCGGCTTCGAAGTCGCGCAGCATCGACTCGGCGCGGGCCGCCAGTTTGGCCAGTTCGTCAACCGCCCGCATTTTTGTTACGACCGCCAAGTATTTGTCGGCCCGCTGAGAGAGTTCGTCCACGAGATCGGCGTCCGGGATGGCGTCCGGCATCGACGCGCCGTTCTTGCTCGGCGCGGCCGGGCCGGCGGGCGGTATGATCCCGTCCTCCGGATAGTCCATGACCTCTTCCGTCGTCAGGAGCCCCTTCAGAACGTCGGGATAGGCATCCCTCAAGGCAAAGCCCCGGGCGCGCTGTTGCAGCATCCGCCGCGGCGAAGTCACCCAGGGCGTTGGCTTTCCGTCGTACCCCGTCTTCCCCCACAGCTTGGCCATCTTGGCGTCGCCGACCGAAAATTCAGCACGGACGGGGCTCGGGCGGCCCTTTCGGTGGGTTTCACAGACTGCGCGGAAGTGATCTCCGGTGCCCTCAAACCACTCGTTGATATAAAGGCAAATCCCGCTGGCGTTTACCAGACCGGGAACAGCATCACCCCAAACGGTTGGGCGTCCATTTGTCACCATTATGTTTGACAGGCTCTGCATTGGAGTAAGCCCGACCTCGGCACCAAACTGCACGGCCAATATGATGTCGGCTTTGCGCGGCTTCTTGGTGTTTTTGTCCCAAAAGGAGCTCGGAACCATTGAGGATTCGATGACGTAATCCGCAAAATGTTCAAGCTCTGCCCATGTCGTCAGACGAAGCGCGGTGACTCTCGGTTCGTATTTCGCGACAGCAGTTTCCGTCTTTTCTGTATCCGCCACTTTCGATTCCTTCTACTTGTCTCGCACCTTTACGATTTCTTCCCCGGGCTCTTTTCCAGCGCCCGGCACAACTTCTCCCTTTCTCATGGCTTCGATGATCGCAGCTTTGGAAATTGTGGTGACTGTTACGCGGTATTGAGCCGGTATCAGAGACTCATCAAGGATGACCATCCGAAGTCTCGGGGGCTCAATAGTTATGGAGCAATCGGCGAACGCTGCCTTTGACTGGCCGATCTCCCGGAGGCAGTCAGCCGCCGCGCGCTTCAGCATGTCGGCGCGCTTCAGATAGCGATCCCGACGCTGCAAGGTGCGCTCCGCGATCCCATCCGCCGCCGCGGCGGTCGCTTTTGCCGCAAGGTGCGCCCGCATGACTTTGCCAAGAACTTCCCAGGCGTCGCACGTATCAGGATCGCCAGAAAGAAGATCGGCCAAATAGGATTCATCGTTCGCTAAGCACTGGTCCTCTTCTAACAAAGCGGTTCTTGCTTCAAGAAGAACCATCTTTGCTCTATACAATCGGTTTGCTAACCGGCTCGCGTCGGCTTCAATCGTCAGAGACTTTGGGAGTGTTCTTTCAGACATTTATGAAAACATCCAATGATAATTGATTATCATGTATTCTTCATGCTTGCTCGTAAATGTCGATTTATGTTGCAGCATTTCTTTTGCTCCATCGCTTGAGACAACAAGAACATGCAGATCACTTAAATTTCAACTCACTGTTTCTTGAGAATTGTGTTGTTTCAAAGCGGCCATGAAGGTATGGCGTGCTTATGGCCAAGCCGTTTTCGCTTACGGCGCCTGTCCCGACCGAAGATGATTTGCACGTAAGCGTCAGAAGCGCTCTGTCGATCGCGATTGCGCCACCTGGAAAAACCTCCCGGTGCGGCGTGCTCTGGTATTCGGTGGAAGCCCGGAACGCGGGCGGGCGGATGATCCGGACGAAGAGCGGGGCCATGATCCCGCTTGAGGCGGTCAACAGAAAGCGTCGCGGGTGTGTCGCCGGGGTGCCCGACGTGCATCTGATGTACGTCGGCAGGCTCTATCTGATCGAGCTCAAGCGCGAGCGGCGCGGCAGCACCAGCGCGGACCAAAAAGAGTTGCACAGCGAGTACGCTTGCGCAGGCATCCCCGTCCGAATCGCGCGGACCCTATCGGATGTCCTCTACTGCCTCGCCGAGTGGGAGATTCCCCTGACGCACCGTCTGGCGGTGTAGGGGCCGGATCGCGCCGGATCGCAGTCCGTCCCACCGGCTTAAAGTCCGTCCTGCCACATCGCGGCGCTGTGCTGGGCTTTACACATACGTCAAAATGACAGATAATTTCCATGTCGCGGCAATGGTGTCGCGGCAATCCGGAGGACGAGTGATGCAATTTTGCATCGACTTCGCGATCCGGGTTGGGAAGTGGCGACTCAGGTTACGACTGAGCCGCCGATAGCTTCCCTACCTGGGGGTGGGTCGCCGCAAGGCGGCCCACTTCCGAGTAGGAGATTCAGCGGACGGAAATCAAGGTGGGCACAATGGAGAACCAGAACAACACCGGGTCATCCCGCGGCACGCCGGAAAGCGCCGCGTGGTTCCGGGCCGAGTTGGCGGAAATCGGCGAAACACAGTCCGGATTGGCGCGGCTGATGAAACGGTGCGGCGACGATCGCGAGCAAGGCAACATCCTTCGCAGCATCCAACGCATGGCCGCAGGTGACGCTCGCATTTCCGGTGAAATGCGGGTGTTGCTACATTTCCTGCGGACAGGTCGCCGCAAGCGGATGGAACGGGAGCAGTCGGCCGCCTAAACCAGCGCCACGCCGCGGTGGGCGGATGATCTGCGGCGCGGGCTCGAGTCGGCCAGCCACGCGCGGTAATCCTGGCCATGCCCCGTCAGGCGGTACTCCCGGAGCGGCCGGCGCGGGGTGGACCCGCCGGCCTCGCGCATGTCAACAACCTGCCGGTGGTAGGTCCACAGGCTCAAGAAGCGCGCCGCCGGGCGGCCGAGTGCCGGGTGCCAGGACCCGTCGATAGGCAGCGCCAGGAGCGCCCACCGCTGCTTTCTCGACAGGCCGCGGCCGGCGTGCGACTCGGACGTGACGACAGGCTCCGTCATCCGGCCGCCGCCTCCGCCGCCAGCGCCGCCGCTACCTTGGCCCGCATGTCGGCTTCGCTGTTCATGTTTCCTCTGATCTCCAACCACTGGCCGCCTTCGTCCAAGCAAGGCGCGACCAAAAGGAAGCCATCCCGGGAGCCGTGCCGAATCAGCGCCGGGAAGCGGTATACCTCGGCGATCCTGGCCACGTAGGCGCGGAGCTCGGGGGCCGTGTGGGCGTCGGGACGCTTCGGGTCTATCCAGATTTGTAGGCAGTCAAGCGGCACGTCGTTGGCCAAGATCGTGTCAAGCATCGGGTCAACTATATATCCGGCGAAATCGGGCCTTTTTAGATTATCGGCATGTTCATCGAACAACCAACGGCACGACCACGCTCTACAGGGAAGGGGCCTGGTTTTGTAAATAGAGCACCCGGTTGCCCGGACATGCTTGCACTTTTCTCCGGCGAGCTTCTTTCCATCAGCCAACTCGACCGGCACAATAGTACAGCAAGCCGTACACGATCCGCAGGACCTTCCGCGCCTCGGCTCTCCAAATATTGCAAACCCTGGACTTGAGTGTTCCGCCACATCAGGCCGCCTTTGATCTGTCCCTAGATGGCGAACGCCGCTTTGCGGAAACGTCAGCGCTGATCCATTCGGTGACGATATGCCTCAAAAACCACGACAGAGTCCTGTCGTCAGCTTGGCATAGCTTTTCCAAATATTCTTTGTCTTCCTCGTGGATTTTTAGGCATACGGTTGTTAGTGACACGGCAAAATCCCCGCTATGGTAGAATCCGAATATACACGGTATACCTTATGCCGGCAAGCGACCATCAGTTGTAGCCCCGAAGCGCGAGCTCGCGCCGGCCAGCCTCAGTCAAAAACCAGACCGACAGCGCCGGCTCCCACATAACAAGCATCTCGTCTTCAAGTTTAGTAATCACGTTTGACCGGATGCCACGCTCCCGAAGCCACCCCGGGGAGCAACCAGCCGCTCCGCCCTGGCCGAGCGCAACCAAGGCGCGGAGCGGGCCGCCCGCCAGCGCCGCCGCGATCCCGGGCACCTTCGGCCGGGCTCGGCTCCCGTTGAATTGGCGCCGAGTTGGCGCCGCAGCATTACCGCCGTCTGGCATTATCAACCCCCCGCCCGAACCTCGATGTAGCTATATAAGTAGTGCGCCCCACCACGACGGCGGTTTGCATTTATAAAACCATCAGCCCTTAGCCTTGTAAGACCGTTGCTAAGGTCTTTTCTTTGTTTGTCGGTTACAATACCAGTGAATACGGCTCTGGCAATAGCTCTGGATGTCATGGCTCCGTTATTCTGTAGTTGCTCAATAATTAGCTCTCGCAACTCAAGCGCCCCGGTACGTTTCGGCGGTCGCAGCGGCTTGCGCTCCGGCGCGGGCAGGGGCAGGGGGTTGGTGCGGACGGCGTGGGCAGTGCCAGGGGCCGGGCCGGGCAGGCGGAGCGGGCGGGCGGGGGAGGCTGGCGCCGGGCTTTCCGGGCCGCCGCCGGTGGGGAGGATGTGGACACGGCCGGTCGCAGGGTCATGGACGATTTCGCACGCGCCCTCAGTCTCGTAGAGGGTGCCATTTATCATCACCCGGATCATGGGCTCTGGCGGCGCCGCGGCTTCGCATTGCCTACAAGCATCCAAATTGCAGAATAGCTGAGATACTGAAAGGTCATTGTCTTTTGAAAATAGTGTCCATCAAGCTTCAACACCACATCGTCGTTGAGTCTATGGACCTCAGAAACAATCTTTGTGGACCAAAGGGGCTTATTCCGACCTAATTCGTCCTTTAGCTGTTGCCGAGTTTCTATTCTCACGACATGCCAAAGCGTTTTCCCGAGCCTTCCGCGGTGCTCTAGCTTGCTGCCGACGACGATTTGCCCCTTATGAAAAAATACCGGATCATCTTCAGGCTCTGGCTTGATCTCCGGGTAGACCACAAAAGGCAGCTTCCCCCGGAGCTTCGCCGGGGGGTCCTCTTGCTTTTTGGCCAAAGCTGTCATCGCTCAATCGCTTTCATAGCAGCGGCAAGCCTCTCTGCAAAACCGTCATCGTCGCATTTGATCCCGAGCGATACAGGATCAATCTCTCTTCCGTTGGCCTTGTCAATCTCTTGGAGTGCTTTGGAAATTGCTTCCCGTTCCTCTTTCACGATGGCTTGAAGTCTCAAAAACTCGGCCAAAATAGCATGGCACTCCCTGAGTCTGGTTTGCATATCTACGATCGGGTTTGTTGTATATTTGAAGCTTTCTTTGCGGTATGCTTTAATCTTTATCATTTCCTGTTTCCTCGCTTCATGTCGTTTATCTATCTCCCCAAATGTTCTTGTTGCACCACTCAATAAACTTAGCCGCCTGAGTATCTTTGTTTACCTTCTCTGTCTCATTGCACAGATTGAATACCTCAACAGCGGTTGGCATCTCGCGTTCGTCTGTGCCAGTGCTCCGCTTGTATTGAGATTTCAACTTCGGTTGCTGCGATCCCCACAACATGCAGGATTGCCACGCCTCGGTTGCGATGTCAGGGGTGCTCTCGGGCATTAGGGTTGGGCGTTTACGACCGGTCGTCATAGCGAATCGACGCGATGAAGGTCATAATGCAGACGCCAATCGCCAAGCCCGGGGAAAAGTAAATTGCAAGCGCGGCGACATAACCGGGAACAAGCCAATAGTTCCCGCCGGATATGAAAACAATCACCGTCAACGCCGCCGCTAAAATTGCAATCGCTAATATCAAAAGCGCAAAACCGAACAGAAGAATCTTCATCTTAGTGTCTCCTATAACCCTAGAACTTCCCGGCGTATGCTTGACAGGGCCATGGATGCAACGTCGCTTTCAAGTCTCAGCCTTTCGTAATTTACTTCTTGTTCAATCCTATTTTTCGTCACACCTTGCACGTTCCTCATTCCTGCGTTTTCCAAAGCCATCCGGGCTTCGGCCGCCGCTTCGGCGAATGGTCTAATTTTATCCCATTGGTCGTCTGTCATGTAAACTCCCTGGTTATTTGGGCTTACTAGTTTATGATATACCTTGTATTCTATGGAAACGCACCACGCAATCCGTGATTGAAAATTAGTTTTGATTGGATGGAATGGATTCAATAACTTCCATGCTGGAAAACTTGACAAGCTTGATTGGATGCCCGGTCTGCCGGTGAATTTCGATCACGGTTGATCTCAGGCTCTCAACGCGGTTCGCGTCTGCCCCGATAAGCGGCATGTAAATTAGCTGTCCTTCCATGACCATTTGCGCCGCACATATTCCCTCCCCTCCGTCCGGCTCTGTGGAAACCCAGGCGAACATCTCGGTAATCTTTGGCATGTCGGTTATTTTTCCTCTTGCTTGGCGAGCTTGGCGAGACAGCGCGGGCAGGTTACGGCGTTGCCAGGATAGGTCGCCCACCCGTTGCCGCGGTCGCCCGGGGCCGCGCCGCAGACGGCGCGCGTCCACCCGTGGCCGAGCGCCACCGCATGGAAGCGCTGTCCCTTGTCGCGCTCTGCGCCACTGGCGCACCGTCCCGACATTTTGAGGGGGAGATAGTCAGTCATCTTCTGTCGTCTGTGACCGTCAACATCGCGCCAGCCTTGGCGAACGGCTCGCGGCGGATTGCCGTCTTGGCGGCCGGTGACAGGGCTTCTTGCTGGTCCTCTTCAAGCGCTATGGACTGGCCTTGATCGACCATGAATTTCAATGCCTCGAATTCGCTGTTTGACAGCGTGATCCGATATCCGCCCTTCAACCGCGTGACCTTCATATGAGTCGCCCCTTACTGAGTCGATCTTGACAAAATGTCGCTGACAACAACCTGCATAACAGAAAATCTTGTCATGTCATCCTCACTGGCCAAACGCCGGGCTTCCTGAGTCGCGGCATCTTTGGATTGGTGGACGGAAAGCACCCGCACGATACCGCCGGATTTCGCGACCTTGAAAACGGCCCACGACTGTTGCCAGCTTTCCGATGTTGCTTCGCTCATTGAGCCGCGTCCTGCAAACGGGGGCTATCGGGAACGCTTGGGCAGGCCGTCGCGGAACGCGCGCTCAATCTCTATCGTCGCGCGGCCGTGCTCTATGAACTCCGCCCACTCGTCCGCCGCGTTCTGCTGCTCTGGCGACAGGTCCGGAAGCGGCGCGGCTCCGGTTGCGCTAGTGCCGTCGCTGTAGTGCTTAGTCTCGATCATGCTGCCGTCCTCATGTTCCATGCTGCGTCCGCGTCGTTCGCGTCGGATTTGTAGGCAGTCCGCGCTCCGCAGGACGGACATTCGACCCACGCCCATTGCTCGGCATCCCAATGCCGACCAGGGGCGGCACCGCAGTGTGGGCAGGCGGCCAGCGCGGTAGCGATCTTTGGCTTGCGGGGCATCTGTCATCCTCCGGGGTTATGCGGACTGGTCGCCAAGCGCGGCGCGCCCGGACGGCGTTATCTCGTAATGCGGCTCCCGAGCGTAGGGCCGGAACCTCGCCAGCCCCGCCCAGCAAACGGCGTCTAGGGTGGCCTTCCGGTAGCCGTAGACATGGCAAGCAGTCTCGGGGACCGGACCGTCCGCCAGGATCGCAAGCACGCGGCGGCGGGCAGGGGTGAGCTTGGCATCCATCTCAGCGCCGTCCGCGCTTCTCTTTCTGTGCCTCGTCACGGCTGCCATCCTCGTTGGCAAACAAGAGGTGGTTTGTCCGCTTTGCGTGTGCGAGTGCTTCCTTTGCAAAGACCGCACACCGCTCACGGGCAGACTCGAAAATCTCTACGTGTTCCGGGTTGCTGTGATCGAACTTTCGTCCCATGACCTCAAGCATATCTATTGCGAGCGAAAGTTTCGCTTCTGCGCTTCCTGCGTTTTCACAGACTTCCTCGATAATCTGTCGGATGTGCATCCCTAGTCTCCTATTTCTTTAAGGCGTTGCCGAAGCGCGCAGCATGGCAATGCCAGCGGCAATAGCCTCTGCCTCGGCACGCTCGATCGTCGCCAGCAACTCAGACCGGGCCGCCTCATATGCAGCGCCGGCCGCTTCGATTCTGCTTTGTTGACCAGAACGAATCGCTTCGAAGCGATCATCGGACGCCTTCACAAACAACTTCATCGTGTGAGCGGTGAGGCTCGGGATCATGTCATCCTCCGGGGTTCTTGGGACTCGTCGTCGGGCCACATGGCGGCACGTACACCGGCCACCTGTTCCCGCAATGTCTCGACTAACTGGTCCGGCACGCCGGCCAGTGCGTCAGGGAAGGTCAACAGCATTTCAAGGCTACTGACCAACAATCCAACCGCGGTGTTTTGCGCTTCTAGGCTGGCCGCCATCGCGAGCGGATGGAGTGTGCGAACAGGTGCGGGTTTGCGCGCCATGGCTCCGCCTTTCAAGATCGGGGTTAGTGCACGCGCTCGCGCAGCATCCGGCGCGCGAGCTCGCGCTGCTCCGGGTCTGCGGTTCCGGCGCGGTCGTTGATGCCGTTCCGCCTGCCATGCGCGTACGCAATGCTGCCGTCATCGCGCGGCGGTCGGCCGGCTATGCCGTCCTGATATCCGGCAACCATGTCGTCGGCCTCGGCCGGCGACGGGTGCAGCGGATCGAACGGCGGGGCGTTGCTGGTCACTGAGTCGCGTCCTTTCTGGTCAGAAGATGACTAAATGCGTTTCCATTCGCTTTGATAAACCGTGCAAGCCAATCGGTTGTCCTCTCCTGCACGGGCGCGAGTCGCCTCTTCCAGCGTGTATCCTGCGGAAACGTGTTCCCAGCGCGGAGGATTCGGATATCTCGCCCGAACGGTTTGACGCTCGCCGCTGGTGTCGGTCAGGGTCAACACAAAGTCGGTTCCGTCAATCTTGTAACTGACGGTCACGCTGGCGCCGCGGGTCACGTAGAATCCAACTATATCGTCTATCAGCGTGTCGATGTTCTTCCCGTGGAAGGTGTGGCAAGTGTCGCTCATTGAGTCGCGTCCTGTTGTTTCAGTTATCGTATACACAGTATACACCTATGGCAAGCTGCCGGCAGGTGATTGGTTTGCAAATCGGGGTGCCGGACGGGGTTTGCGTCCACTCGCACGCGGGCCAAAGGGGGTGCGACATGCCGGCCAGGATCGTGGCGCAGTGGCCCTTGCACCGGGGGTCCGGCGGCGGCGGCGCGGCGCCGGCCGAGCCCGCCAGGGCCGCCAGAGTCGCGGCCAGGGCGAGAGTCGACCGGATCATGAGTCGCACGCCACCGGGCTCTGCCGCCACCCGCTGGCGAGCTCTGCCGCCGAGCGAGCATCCCCACGGTAGCCGGCCACCCAGCAATAGGCGCCCAACGATCCGGCCGGATAGGGGTTGCCGCTCCCGCTCCCGCCGAGCCCGGCCGCCCGCCCGGCCCGGTACGCGCCGGCCGCGGTCGCCTGGAGTCGCCGAGCCTCGAAACCCCGCCGGGTGTCGTACCGGTTCCGCACGGTCACGACTCCCCGCCAGCGAAACGGGGGCGGAAACAATTCAGGAGTCGGCCCGTATCCGTGTCGATATTATTTACGATGCCGGAAACATCGTGGAGGAAATTCAGGTCATCGGCGGCGAGAAGAGCGGCCAAGCGAAGCCGGCACCCGTTGGCGTGAGTCGCCAGGATGGCCAGCGACAGCGCCAGCGGGTCGCACTCGATCCCGTAATCTCGATACAGGCCGATCGCCCGGCCCGTGATTGCGGCAATCGTCTCCCGCTCCTGATAGGTGGCGTCCGTGCTCATGGGCATAGTTCGTCCCCTTGGGCTGTGGTTGAGGACTCCCCGGAACCCTGCCCGGGGAGGCTTCAATCACGGCGCTACCAGCAACGCATGAGGTATTCCCGGGGAACGGTGCAGCGCCTGACTCCGGTGATCGACAAAGCGCGGGCCAAATCATCGTCCGGGATTTCGTAGATTCCCCTGTGCTTCGGTTGCCTGGGTGAGTCGAGCGACACAAACCAGCACGGGCGCGCCGAGCTCCGGCCAACAAGCTTTTCCCGGGCGCGGTGAGAAGCGGCCATGACGAAGGTTGCCATGGTCAGACCTTCGCGGGGAGGCGGTAGGAGTCCAGCCAGCGCGGGCCGTGGGTGTTGCGGAGGGTGTGCAGGATGCAACCCGTCATCTCGTCATTGCCCAGCGGGCCGCGCCACGGTCTGGCGTTATACCAGTAGACCATGGCCAGGGTTTCCTTCCATTTCTTCCCGTGCGCGTCTGCGAAGGCTTGCACTGCGGCGACTTGCTCCGGAGTCAACTCCGGATAGGTTTCCTTGCGGGCCATGGTCAAGCGAGCTCCGGATAAGAGGACTCGGCGTAGCGGGCCAGATCGCCAAGAGCCTCGGCCTTCGTCCGGTACTGCGGGCCGATCACTGCCGGGCTGGCGGGGGTTGTCCCCCCGCCATTCCAATCGAGACAGACGAACCGCCAAAGAGTCGGCGCACAACGACTCACGCCAAGGTACTTGAATCGCGTCGGGGAGTAGTCGGGCCAGTTTGCCATGGTTAGCGGGTCCACCTTACGTTTTCACCAATCGGAAGATTACGGGTGCAGTCGTTGAATCGACTGGCAAGCTTGCGCGTGAACACCCAACCGTGACGGTTTGACCAAAACTTAGTACCGCGTGGCGTGTCGCACGCAATAAACCACTTCGTTGTGCTGGCCACAGCCCTACCCCTCAACCACGCGGACGGGGCAAAGCGGGTCACGGTGGCGCATGGTTGCCGCGTGTGCCTCGGCGGACTCCTTGGTTTTGAAATCCGGGAGGATCACCCACAACCACTTTCCATTTGCCTCCACTTCGATCCGCCACACCTTGCGTTTGTGCTGGCGTGCGGCGCTTGTAGCAGGTTTGGCCACGTCAGGATTCCTTGTTAAGAGCGTCAACGATGGCGCGGGCCAGCCTGTCAATGCCGGCGGGAGTCAGGTTGAACCGTCCGAATTCGTTGGCGGGAGCTCGCGCGATGATCGCCAGGGGAATTCCGTTGAGGGAAAGCCGCCGGCCACCGTCCAACGTCCAAACACCGGGACGGGCAGTTGCGTCGGCTTCGTCATGCTCTGCGTTCTCTGTCATGTCGGCTATCTTGCAGAAAGCCGGGCTTGATTGCTCGGCTTTCCGGAGGATAGCGGGGGGAGGGATTAGCTCCCCCCGGTCGCCCTATGCCGCGTGCTTGATCTCGGCCATCCGCTTTGCAAGGTGGTGCAGCGCTGCATTGAGTTTGATGTCTTGGTCAATGCCGTTGATCGCCCGGGATGTGACCCGGCGGCTTTGATTGTTGGCGTTGCGGGCTCGGCCGGACAAGCCGCCGCGGATGACATTCTCCTGTATCACGTTGTGCGTGGTCCAAATGTCTTGGGCATTGTCATCCCTCCGGCGGATGTCAAGCAACCGCTCCGGCCGGATTGCCTCGGCCATTGACGACTCTTCTTTGTCGCCGAACCGGAGCATGTGCGCGGCTTCCGCCATGGCCATGCGTTCGTCACGGTTGAGGGCGATCCGGGACCACTCGGCGGCTTGCGTGACAGCTTGGCGGGAGTCTTCTATGACCTCGAAAGAACCGTCGATAACCTTGTCAACCACGTTCCCCTTGTGCGGGACTTTGACCGATCCGGTTTCTTCGTCCATGCAGACCAAGCCGTTAAGGCAGATCAAACGAAAAGTTCCGGCCATAAGCTTGTAAGCCGACGTTCCATCATGCGCGTTCACCAAAATAACTTCCGGGACCGCGACGCCCAAGCCGCCGCGCTCCATGTCCTCAATCCTGCGAAACCGCAGCATGTGCTTTGTGAATTCGGCCTTGCCGGGGGTGCGGCTTTTCCCCTGCGTCGCCTTGACCGGGAGGAAACCCTGCGCCCGCATTCCGTCCAACACTTCAAGAGTCGGGATGTAGGCGAACCGGGCGGAACGGGACTCGTGGGCCTCCGTCGCGAACACGCTCGGCGCGTAGTGCATTATTTGGTCATTCGTCAGCGCGACCATCGCGCCGTTGCGCGGGGTGCTCAGGTTGCGGGCAAGGAAGCGGTCGGAAAACGTAGACATGGACAGCGCCTTTCGCGGCGGAGGGGTTGCGGGGTAGGCGGAAGGTCATTGACCTTGGTTAGTGAGAGGATGGTATACAATGTATACCCGAATGCCAATGGGGTATTTTTGTGGATCGGTATTTTTTTTGGGGAGCGGGGAGGGGTGGCGGGAGATATGGGCCAAAAGAAAGCCCGTAGGGTGCGCCTACGGGCTTTGTGGTGCGGGTGGTGGGGTGGTGCTGGTCTAGATGTCAGCGAAGCCCAAGGGCGCGGGGATGATCCCCTGTTGCTCTATCTGCGCCTTGCCTCGCTCGAAAGCCGCCATGCTGGGATATACCAGTTCCTGCCAGCCGGTCGCCCAGGTGTTGACCGCGAGCACTCGGCCATCTTTCAGCGTCTTGCGGAGGATCAAACGCTCCCCGTTGTCGGCCGGTTTGGTTGCCTGGTTCTTTGTTTCCGTGGTTGTCATGTTGTCAGGCTTTCACTGTGGTTGTGGGATAGCTATTCACGCCAAGCTTGACTCCGGAACCCTCCGTCCCGCCCGGACCGTCTTTCTTGCCGCTCTGCCATCGGGCCGGAGCACAGACAAGGCGATACTCGTAAAGTTGAGACGGTATCCCAAGGCTTGCCATACGGTCTTGACGTGCCATCGCTTCGCGTTCCGTGGAAAAGGTTTGGTCAGGCGGAAAATCTGTGGCCATGTCAGGGTGAACCGACAGCAACCATAAATTTCCGGTCACTGTAGGGGCGTGTTTTTCAATTATTTCATTGTCACGCCGCGCCTTGTTTACGATTGTATCTAGCTTTTGATCCGTGGTTGTCATGGGTTACGATCCTCTTTGTTGCGTGCAATCCAGCGAAGCGCGGAGTCTCTAGCGGCTGTGTCCGATGTTTCCCCATAGCCGCGCGTCAAAATTTTTCCGCTTTCGCTTTCAACTTCGAAGCAGTGATTTCTGTCGAGTGAAAACCATATCCGGAAGGTTATCGGCACAGCTTATCCTTTCACGATTTTGCATTTCTCGATTGCGGCGCGGGCCATAGGTCCTGGATCACGATGGTTGTCCCGATGCCAGATTGTGCGATTGAATCCAGTGGCGGGGGAAACAACACGCACATACCACGGGCGACCGGACATAAACGAAACCAAAGCAACCCTTCCTTCAACATTAACAGTTTGCGTTCGGTTCATAAATCACCTTCGCCTTTACTCTGTTAGCTTCCCAAGTATACAGGGTATACTAACAGAGTAAAGTAACGTTTTCGTGATCTGTGGTTTGTGCTGTTAGATTTCTCTTGACAGTGCTTGAACGTTGTTTCCGGGCTAAGTGACCGCTTGGGCCAGCCTGCGCCACGCGCGTTTTACCAGGGGGCCAATGCTGTGCTTGTCCCGCACAAGGTATGTGTTCGGTTGCGCTCTTGGAGTCTCGGTATCTCCCGCAAGGTCTAGCAGGCGATTCCATGCCTGCGCTCTTAGTTCGGGACTGGCGAATTCAATCCGGGACATGCGGGTCAGGAATTCAGAATCGCCCATGGCGCTATACGCTCCCGCCCCACGGCGCTGCGTCGTACTCGGGGAGATTGGCGACGATCCGGCGCGCCACGTTGCCGCACATGGTATCGAGCTCCCGCCATTCGGGGGAGTCGTGCACCGGGTCCTCACTGCATTGATACAGGAGACATTCAAGGGCCTTGTAACAGGCAATCTCATTGCGGAGCGGGATTTCGCTGCTCTGCCAAATGTAGCCGGCATGGGCTGTTAGGTCCGGAGTCTTGTGATAGCGCCCGGCAACCGCGCGTTCGTTCAATTCGAAAAGCTTCCGGCCGATTTCGTCCATAGCCTTCAGATCATCGCCGATGGTTTGGGCGCTTTGCGCCAGCGTCACGCCCATGAACGATCGGGCGTGCTTCGCGATGATGTACACGGCGCGGTGCATGGTGGTATCGGACACGATGAAAGCGGACATGGTTTAGAGTCCCTCCGCCGGTTTTGGCGCGGTATCCCGCGCGGCGTTGCGGGCGGCTTGCCAGGAGTCTTCGCCTTGGGCTTCGCGATCGGCCTTGCGCTCTTCATAGGCAAGCTTGCGCAGAGTCCATAACTCGGCGATTGCCTTGCAGGATTCGGGGACGCCAGCGCTGTAGCGGTTCATCCAATCTTTGGTTTGCTGTGCGTCCATGTACTCGTGCAATCCGGTATGTTGGACGTGGTTGTCATCGTCCAAATACATGGCCATGCCAAACCGGCAGTAGGTGCCGGCCTTCGGCTTGTTCCAGGGGTTCCCCGCTTTCTTGGGGTTCGTGGTTTGGCTGACAAATCGGCAACCGCGCGTCAAGCTGTGCTCAATCCAATAGCGGATGCTGCAACGGAGGCGGAACCCGTAGGGGTAATCTGCGACCGTGTAAGCCGTTTCCGGGCTTGTGTGGCCAATAAGCAGGTTGGGGGAGTCGGTTGCTTGTGCTGGCGAGTCGGTCTGTGCGTCGGACATGGTTTCGCCTTTCCCGGTTAGGGCCAAAAGGTTCGGGGTGGTGTGGTTGTGGTGTGGTGGTGGTGGTCGGGCCGCTCCGGAGCTCGACAGGTTGCTCCGGAGCTGGTGGTTTAGCTTTGGGCTAGGCTTTGTCCCGCGTGATAGCGTTGACGTAGACCCGGGCTTTCGTGGTCGGGTGGTAGCGGTGGCGGAAGGTGTGGCGGCATGTCGTGCCCGTGCGTTCGCTTCCCATGTACTGCCAGGACTCGCCACCGTGCTCTTGCCTCAGATCGGCTCCGTCGCCCAGGTTCTTGGCGCGAAGCCGGCGGGCAAACTCCGCCCATGCCGCGTGCCATTCTGGCGTTCCGTGGTCCAAGCAATATGGAACGGGATCGGGTGCTGTCGTGGTCATGTTCAAAACACCTTGGTGTTGAAGTGAATCGACAGGTAGAACGCGCGCAACGCAGTGAGCTCTAACAGAGCATACCGGATCGCTTCGGCCCGGCGCGGCTTCGCGCGTTTCTCATTGGCGAAGAGCTCGGCAAGCTTGCGGTCTATTTCTGCAACAGCCTCGCGGCGAAAGTCATCGGCTGTTATCGAATCAGATATGACCATGGTTTGGCTTTCCAGATTTGCTCCCCGGTTTCCCGGGGAGCGGTTTCTGCGGGTGTTACTCGGCGGCTTCCGCGAGGCTTGGCACGGCGGGCGGGTACTTGACACCCCGGGCCAGTTGCTTTGCCTCTTCAGTCGAGATCAAGCGGCGGAACACTTCCTTGCCTTCGCCAACGCTCCGCCAGTACCATTGCATTTCGCTATAGGAATATGAGCGCGGGAGATCTTCCTTCGGTTCAACGAACCACGTCGCGCCAATCGCCTTTGCGAAGGATTGGAACACGTCGCCAGCCTCGCGGGATTCATCCTTCGCGATCT